TCAAACGCATGAAATTCGCCAAAGCTGGTCCAGCCTCGTGGTATAGCTTTGGCTCATCATTTCCCGGCGCATGCCCCAATCGGGATTGCTCGGCACACTGGCCGCGCGCAGCGTCCCCCTTCCCCACCTGCCATTGATCTGATCCAGCACCGCCATGACGCGGCTTGCCTCGGCCGGTTGCGAGGTGGCGAACAGGTCATCGGTGTACTCGCCGTGCTGGCACAGGTTCAGCAGCATGACCTCCGCTTTGCTATAGGCGAATCCGGGGCGGAATACCCGATCAAGCGCTTCGACGGCCGTCCTGGTCAGCAGACGCACATCATCCGTTGGATAGGGTAGATCCACCACCACACCGTTCGCGTATTTGGCTTCCTCGGGATTGAACATGCCGGTACGGATACTGACCCTGATCTTCTTGCACAGCGAATTCTGAGCCCTGAGTTTTTCCGAGGCGCGCATCATGTAGGTGGCGACGGCCTCCTTGATCGGTGGCAGCTCTTTGAGCCTCATGCCGAACATTCGGCTGCAGCAGATCTCCTGCTTCGGTGGGTCCGGTTCATCCAGCTCCAGGCACGGCGTACCCGCCAGTTCCCGGGCGGTTTTCTCGATCACCACGCTGAAGTGCTTGCGCAACGACCAGGCATCCGCCTTGGCCAGATCCATGGCTGACTTGATGCCCAGTGCGTTCAAGTGCACTTTCATGCGCCGGCCCACGCCCCACACTTCACCCACGTCGGTGTTGCGCAGCACCCAGTCACGTTTTAGCGGGTCGCAAATATTCACTACGCCACCGGTTTGCGCCTGCAAGCGTTTCGCCGTGTGGTTGGCCAGCTTGGCCAACGTCTTGGTCGGGGCGATGCCAACGCCGACCGGAATACCGGTGCACCGCAACACCTGGCTGCGAATCCGCCGACCAAGGACGTCCAGCCCTTCGATGCCGGTCAGGTCGGCAAACGCCTCATCGATGCTGTACACCTCGACCGCCGGCACCATCGACTCGATCAGTGTCATCACCCGCTCGCTCATGTCGCCATACAGGGCATAGTTCGACGAGAAGGCGACGATACCCTGCTGACGAAGTTTGTCCTTTATCTGGAAATACGGTTCGCCCATCTTCACAAAAGGCTTGGCGTCGTAGCTGCGCGCGATGACGCAGCCATCGTTGTTCGACAGGACGACGATCGGGACCTTGGCCAGGTCCGGGCGAAACACCCGTTCGCAACTGGCATAGAAGCTGTTGCAATCGATAAGACCGTAGACCGGCGCTGGCTTAGACATGGCTGCGCACACTGCCCGTGATCACACCCCAGATCGACAGCTCGTCACTTTCCAGTACATAGCGCGGCGGGTATTTGGGGTTCTCCGACAGCAGGATCACGTCCTTGCCGCGAATGCACAGGCGCTTGCACACCGGATCGTTATTCAGCAAGGCAACGACAATATGGCCATGGGCCGGTTCTAGCGAGCGATCCACGATCGCCAGATCACCCTCAAAAATTCCCGCGCCCTGCATGCTCTCCCCGGTGATCGATACCAGGTAGACGTGCGGTGCGCGGATATTGAGCACCTCATCCAGGGAGATGTGCGCCTCGATGTGGTCCGCGGCCGGCGATGGAAAACCCGCTGGCACCTGGAACAGGCAGAGCGGCAGTTTCCGACCGCCCTGGCCGATAGGTCCTAAAATTGCAAAGCTCATGACGCACGACTTCCGATACTGTACGAATATACAGTTAACGGTCAGAAGGCTTTGCGGTCAATTTTTTTGTAGGAAAATTCTGATAGGCGGACGCATCAGTTCAGTCAGTGTCGCGGTTGCGGAACACCTGGTGAACATTGCGCAAACTTTCACTTTCCTGAAGCCAATAAAAAACCCCGTAGATCACTGATCTACGGGGCTATTTATAGTGGAGGCCGAGGTCGGAATCGAACCGGCGTAGGCGGATTTGCAATCCGCTAGTGAAACGCATGCTGGCTGCGGCCTGTAACCTTTTTTTGTTCCGAAACTATGGCGATACAGATGCTCTACAGACCGCATAAAATGCGGGCTCGTCCTTGAGTTTGGGAACTGATTTTACCCCCCCCGCCTCCGGTGTTCTGCCAACCTCGCCCACCCCACAGTTCCCCTGCTACGCTAAAGTCTCCAAGGAGGATTCGCGATGCCAAATTCAGACCTGCTCCCTTCCCTACTTTCAAAACTCAGCGAAAACCAACTCGGACTTGAGGCTGCCATCATGGAGCTTACGCTTTGGGTTGAGCGGCGCGGCGCTGCCGATGTCGCGGGCAATGTGCGCGGCGCCCTGGTCGCAATCGATCGCAATGAGGAATTCATCAAGATGGCGCTTGCGGTGATGATGACACCCGAGTGACGACAACCAATCGCCATTCTAGGCCTCCAGTGCCCCATGCTCGGAACGCCATATCGTTAACCTATTGATTTAATATGGATAAAGATCATTTTAAGGGTGGTAAAAACACGCTTTTTTGTGCCTATGCAAACGGAAGCGCACGGCCTCCAGCGGAGGTTTTACGCACGACCAGAAGGCACATCCTGCCTCCCTCCCCTCCGGAACTATTCGATGACGTGGTACGTTTGCTGATCACATAAACCCGATCAAGGATCGAACTCGACGGCGGCCTGGGTGAAATCAATCAACGCGTGTACGAGTGGGCTAAGGGTTAAGGTAGCGATAACTTTGTTTATGGCAATAGGCCCCCACTCCTTGACCAGGTGCGGGGGCCTTTTCTTCAAGCCATGGAAACCACTCCCCCCAAGACTCGTCTACCATCCCCTGACTGTCTGGTTTCACGCAGTGATCGCCAATGACACGAATCGGAATGCTGCTCATGTCTTACGCTTATGACGGTATGGCTACCGTCGCCGTGCGACCCTGTTTGGGGCAGCCACCGAACGAACTGACCACTCTGGAATTAAATTAATGGTGCGCTATTGCGACGTGGGCCCGAGCTTTCGTGTTGAATTGGAGCCATTCCTGCAACGTTCCAAGGAACCCAACGCGCTGCGCGTTGTACTGCCGGACGAGTTGCTGCTACAAGTTCCGATTGTCGACGGCAGCAACGAGCTGTCCGGCGGCTGGCTACTGATCAATATCGAGCAGTATGAGCTGCCCGTCGAACCGCCAGCGTTCTTAAACAGCAGGAAATGGGCATGAGCATGAACGACGCATTAGCGGCGTTGAACCTGAGGCACGTGATACAGGCCCAGGCGCTGAAACTGCTAGAGCGCATTCGGCGAGGGTACAGCGCGGATGACCTGTGGTGAGCCAGTGACCGCGCCGAAGGATATTTACCTATGCGGATGAAAACAATCAAAGTATGAAGACTAGAGGTTCATGTAGCATTATAGTCCGAGCGATTTGCTGATATTATCCTTAATTGTCTCGAGCCATTTTTTCTTTTCGTTTTCGGTTAAACAATCAACGGGAGGATTGTATCTGCAACGCAAACCGTCAATATCAAGAACCCATCTATTCCACCTATCAGTGGCAAGATTGCTTATTATTGCATTTACATCATCACTCGGACTTAAATCGACTAATTTAGTTTCGGTAGGAAGCATGGCTCGAAATGAAAAATCAGAAAAACCCTTGGTGATTGAATCGTCACAACCTTCATTTTTCTCACATTTATCGAGTGCATCAAAGAATAACTTCCTTTTCGCAAGAATAACTTCTTCAAGCTCACTGAGTTTAGCTGGAGAAGTGTCAAAAACCTTGACATAGCTACTGGATTGCTGAATGTCTCGCATAGCGGAAAGTAAGCCGTCAAGCATTACAATCGCTCGAGTTAAATTAGATGCTGGACTCGTTCGGGAGATTGAATGAGATTCCGGCCAGCTTCCTAAGGAAGTATAGGCTTTGATTGTCATAGCTAGTGGACGCGGGTGATTGCGAGCAGCTGCCGGCAGATCCTTCAAAGATTTAAGGAAGGATGCTTCATCTGTCCCGGCCTCATCCCCAGAGCCGTATGCTTTATAGAAAACGCTTACACGGCCTTCCTCCTTGGCCAACTGTAAGTCCGCCGAAAGCTTTCCTTGTATGGATGCACCTGCATCACCAATCTTAATACTAGACACTTTAATGCTATCGTCATATTTGACTCTTTCTGACTGTGACGCATTTTTAATCTCATACTGACCTATTACGCGCGACCCATACTCAATTACACTGACAAAGCTGTCTCCACAGTTTTTCACAAAAACATCCATTCCAGCAGTCAGAAAATCGAGAGCAGGCTTTGTGAGCTTAACCTGGCCGCCCCCGAGACTAGCATCTAGCTTGGGTGAAGCCGATTTAGGTGCGGCAGAGGCAATACCGTCGATGAGAACGGCGATTGAATCAGATGCTGACTTCTGTTCATATGAAAAGTCGAGAGAAGCTGCGCCTTTGCCAATGGGAAGCGTTAGCTCCCCAGAAGTCGAGGCTGCCAACGCGATAAACGAACTTTGCTTATCGCTCGACCGCGAAAACTTTATTCCAGGCACATCAACGTAGTTTCCAGACGCCACTTCAAATTCAATACAAACGGCCTTCGTTCCGGATTGACGCTCAACAGACCAACCCTCTCCCAAAATAACTGGATTGCTGCTAGGGAACTCTATTTTATTTTCAGGCGGAAGTGTCGATGTAAAGGCAAAAGTGCGCGTTGACAATACCGAGAAAAAGATCAGAGTAGTTATTATTTTTTTCATTGCGGAATCTCTTTCTCGATGCAATGACGCCATATTTCCTCACTTTCGGCCGGTGTAACTACACGCCTCGTTGTTCCTGTCCACCATCCTTTGGCAACCGCATCGTCATTGCGATCGCATCCATGCCCATGAACTCTAATAGTTCCTGTTGTCCCAGCGGGGCTCCAGTTAGCATTTTCTAACGTCGCATTCTCCCAAGGCCCTGAATGAAAATCCATACCTTCAAACGCATATCCTGACGGTGGGGGAAATGCCACGCTACCAACTTCTTCCTGCCTACTACAAGAGGGAATAACACCAGCTAGAACTCCTGCACGAGCCCGTACTTCGATGACACTACTTGTATATGCTCTAGTTTGGTCGGTTATCGCCTTCATCGCGACCTTTCTGCATTCATTGATTCGTTCAATCGGCGGCGCCGCATTCGCGGCATTCACCAAACTCAGAAATAATAAAACTGAGATACTTTCGCGTCGCATCATACCCCCTCCATGAAGAGGTTTGAGGGAACTGATTTGCAAGTCCATGGCCACTTTCCTTCCCTCGATGAAAGACCAATTAACATCATTTAGCAAATACCTTTTTGCTTTAGAGCAGACGGATTGCATTCCATTTTAAAATTTTAACCTCCCAAGGCCAATAAATTGACGCTCAAGGTTTTACATAGTGTTAAACAGCGTTAACATTTCTATAACTTTTTAATGATCTGCCTCAAATTTGAATGTCGATGCCTTGTTATTTGTTCAAGACATTATCAATGTGGAACCCGCCAAACACATGTCAAATCGCTCAGATTGGCGCGAGCGAGCGTGGACGCCAACCCTATGGCTACGCACCATTGCAAGATTGGCTAAACTCCCATGTCAGATGAGTAGTGAATTTCATCTGATTGCATCACTCTACATCCTGCTACTCGGGATCAGGAGCTACATGCCACCTGCTCGCTTAGCACCGTATGTGTGGCGCGATCGTGGAACAATCCTGGCATTTGAAGCGATATTTCTGGAGTAATGATCATGATCTGTAGCGACGATATGCATTTCAGTGTATGTGGACCGAAGATACTGACGGCGATCAACGCGGCTAGTACTCCTCAGGCAGCGTTGGCCGTAGCCGACGAGTGGGCTACCCGATATAAGCAATTGTATGCGGCGAACGCGACTACGGGGTGGCCTTTGAGCGATCAGGACTATCTAGAGCAACTGCTGGAACAGTTGTTCAATTCAACGATCGGGGAGTATGTTGCCGTCGAAGACTTGATGTTTTCCATGGCCTTAGCCAAATACCTGCCAAGACTGGCCGCCCTGTTCGGATTCATGCAAGGCGCTCCAGCGCTTCTCTTTTACACGATCGTGGCGCCTAGCCCTATTTCTAACGATTTTGTGATTGCAAAAGATCTAAACGATCAAATTCATCAATCGCTCATATTAAAATTGAATGGTCTTCTTAACATAGGCTGGCGGGACAAATACAGTATATCCGTGCAGCAGGTGCGTGACGGCATGGACGGATCAGGCCCTTTACCGTAAGCAGTTTTTCGGAGGCTAGATGCAGGACGCTAGTTTCATCTAATTAACAATGATGCTCTCAACTCGGCCGGGCATTCGCTTGGCCGGCTGACCAGAACGAAAGGGCAATCACTTCAAGGCAGCACTTAACTGGTACCTTTGTAGGCCGCATTAAACGGGGCGGAGATGCTTGGCAGAAGGGTTACGTTTGTAGATTGTTTGGGAGAGCGACAGTTGATCAAGCTCCCTATTGCTCGGCGTAAAAGGCAGCTTGGGGTCTGATTGGACAGGGAGCCCGTTATGACCAGGTAATTGCCACACAGCACTAGCACCCAATGCACGCAGCCCCAAGCAAACACCTTTGTAATGACCGTTTTTACTGGCACTCGCTGCAATCGACTGCCTAGAAGAGCTTATGAGTGCTTGAGAAAGTCACGCAATAGTCACGCACGCCTTCTCGACACCCTTATCGGCGTCCTGCCGACGAACACCATCCCCCTCCTGCACAATTTCTCGATGCTACGCTGAAATCTCCTCAGAGGATTCACGATGCACAACTCAGACCTGCTACCTACGCTGCTTTTCAAGATCAATGAAAATCAGCTCGCCCTGGCAGCCGCCATCATGGAACTGTCGAACTGGGTCGAGCAACACGGCTCGGCCGAAGTCGCGGACAATGTCCGCGGCGCCTTGGACTCCATCGACAAGAACGAAGAGTTCATCAAACTCACGCTCGCGGTGCTTTTGACTCTGGAGTAGCCATGGACAGCAAGGGTGTATTGTGTAGATTCGCTGGCGTTTTGAGTCTGCGGGCGTAACGGGCATAAGGGGGCATCATGCCCCCAAAAAAACCGGTATATTAAGTAGGTTTGGTGAAAAAAGTGGTACGAAACTCTATCTTTTTCACTCTGCTGACCTAGGTTCAATCCCCACGCGTCACGTTTTCGAGATCCTTTAGTGACATCTCCAAGGAAGAGCTTCGCTGCCAAAATCAGATTTGCCTGCTTTTTCTGGGCACCTCGCGTAGTCAAGTAGAATGCATCATTTCCAGTATAGGAACTGCGATGGTAGCTTCTTCTTCGGCGCCCAATGTTCCGGAACAGCTTCAATTGCTGCTCGAAGTAAATCGAACTTCACCGTACGGAAGGTCCCATACATTGGATCGATATAGGTGACATCAGGATTCGATCCGCCTAACTTCGATATGCTCGTAACCACGACGATGTGGCCGAACCAACTGGCGGTTCCTTCCTTCAGGGCGACACCCGCCCATACCGGCCCTTTAATCAACATCGTCTGCCACTGCGCCAGCGTCGGGTTATTTGGCGGGTTCACAGTCAAACCTAACGCGTCTGCAAATTTATTGACATCATCCCCAAGCAACCCCTGATTTTCGCAATGTTCGCCGGGCACGATCGCCTTAACCCGTTTTTCAAAATACGTCCCGGCAGCTTGTGCAGCAGATATCTCCGTATACGGAATTCCGTCTCTCGCTGACAACATCATTGCTGCGCTTGCTGCCCAGCATGTACAAGGATTCATCTGCTGTACAGGAGTAATGCTGTCGGAATAAGCAACCTGCGCGAACACCAACGAACTCAATGCCGTAACGACATATGCAACGCGTAGTGCCGTGAAGATAATCATATCTGTAAACCTGTTACAAAGAAAAAGATACGTGGAACCCGCCGACATCTGCTGAAAGCTTTCCATCACCGATCTCGATGCCTGCAATAGGCGTATTGACTTTTACCCCGGTACTTCCAACTGTTATGTTTGGCGCTGCTACGTTGAGACCCGCCGCCAATCCCCCCGCTGCCGCGGCAAGATCTTCTGCAGCTCGCCCGGCCTGGCTTAGTCCCGCCGTTAACTCCTTGTTAAGTTTTTCTACTGCCTTACTACCATCGCGCAATAAGCTCTCGGTAAACGCAATAGTTCCGTTGAAAACCTTTAAGTTAACGTTAATAACATTGGCCACAACCGAGTTCGAACCGATTTCTTGGCCCAATACATTCTTGGAGAATTTTCTCAGTTCATTGCTATCACCGAAGCAATCTCCCTCCGCAAACTTATGATCCTTACAATTCGTAAACTCCTTCAAAGTCAATTGTCCACCGACACATGCTGCATAGCCTGGGCCAGTCGAAGCTGTAACCCCACATGACAGCGCGATTTGTTGCTCTGGCGTAAGGCCTGGCGTCACCGCGCAAATTGCAGTGCCTCGCGGATCCCCCCCAGAACTGGCTGCACACCGAATAATTAAACCGACGTCTCCACTCACATTCTGAAGTGCCACGCACGTCAGCCCCTTCTTGTAGTCGCCGCGGCTGCTCACCATGCAATTTATAGCATCAAGTGTTTTCGGGTCAGCATTTCCTCGCGCCATGCAAAGGGTAATTTTCATTCTGTCACCACCACCGGCATCGATGCACTCTTTTGCTTTCAAGAGCTTCGCCACGTTGGGGTCCGAAACGCATTTACTGATTTGATTTACACTAGTCACTGTCATCGCGCAGTTAAGCGCTTTCGCCGTAGCCGGATCCATGGCTTTTTGCGCAACACACATCATGCGTTGAGTTCCATCCTCTCCAGCCTTGAGTAGACACTGCGCAATCTGAGCCTCCTTGGTATTGGCGCCCAAGGCGATGTCCAAACAGTCAGTGATAACACTATCTTTCTTGGTTCCGACCATCGTTCTCGCGCAACCAAGAACATCTTTGACCTTTTGGTCTGGGAACTGAGCTTGGCTCAAGCAAGTCACCATAGATGCCGGATCAGATCGATTCTTATCAGCACAATTGAAAGCAGCTTTTTGGTAATCGGAGAATTGTAATTTTGTGTCAATGATGCGCGGTAGATCGGCGCTGACAGCTAACTTCTTCACATCGAGACGCTCAGCTAGCAGCGCAACATTTAAATTCATTTTTTCTCCAAACTGGGGCCGACATAGTTCCCCGTTCAGGCACTCGTCTAGGGACTTATCGTCAATTAATTTGTAGCCTGCACAAGTTGCAATGTCAGCTACTTTTGTTTTGCCTTGGAACTTCGTGCATTCCTGTATCCGCACACGCGCAAGCTCGTCACTGACCTTGAGCGCCTGATCGGTGGCTCCCCATGCCATACGCACGGCAGCATTTGGGGAAGACAACACGTCGGCCATACGCACAATATCGTTGCGGCTGAGGCCAGCGAGGGCAGCGGCAACAGGCTGTATTAGTTCACTCTTGACAACCTCAGCCTTCTCAGCCTTTTCACGCAATTGTTTAACGCGTCGAGCGAGGCTATCTTGGACATCACTGCTAGAAAGATTTATTGCGGTTTGAAGTGTAGGAAGAGTCAGATTCGGTTTAAAAGTACCGAGTTCACCGTTAGTCGCGACCATATTCCACTCTTTGATCTTGCCAAGTAGATTCGCGCCTTCATAGAGATTTGCAATTTTCTGGAATCTCTCTAAACCAGCTGCCTTATTGCGAGGGCACTCTGATGAGTCGATTACACATGGAGTAGTAATTAGTCCAATGGAAACTAAAGGAATTTCCATATTTCTTACCGCGTGGCAAACGGCTAATTTTTGAACCACCGCCTGCTGGAACAAAGCAAAGGCAGACTGCGTTGATGCCTTTGCAGCCTCCTGACGACGCTTCATTTCGGCATTGCGCGCACCAATGTCCAGCGGCAATGACAATAACATGTCTGAAGAGGATTGGACGTAGGTGTCGAGTAGAGTACGTAGCCCTTTTACATCCTCAGAGAAACCTACGCTACACTGTTCCAGCACCTCACGAGCATCTAAACTGGCTGGCGTAACGGTGACCATAGCTACGACCAAACGGTAGCCAACATTTCGTTCCTGCTTGTCAACGCCAACGGAAACAACTCCCAATGTATCAGTATTTGCAATCGTCATTGTAGGGCCCTGTAGCAAAGGAGCTACAGGAACCATTCCAGCTACGGGAACCCGTACCTGCCGCTCTAATTGCAGCGAAAGTACTGCGTTAACTCCATTCGCATCAATCAAATCTACAGAATCAGCTGAGGAGCTTTGGCTAGCAAACACCAAAAGCACTCCAACATAAAAACCGAATGCACGGAATACATTATCGCAAATCTTCATATATTCACTCCTGGTTACGCACTGGCCTATGGGAATAGCATCTATCACCCGGAGATACCGTACTTCAACCCAAACTGCGACCTCTATCGAGAAGCGGGCCAATGCTATAACCTGGATTTTCCTCGGGCTGCTAGTAAAGATCTATAGTCAACCTCCCTGAAAAGTCCAGCGCTTTGAAAAATTAATCAATGAATCATGCCTTACTCGTACCGCTCGACTCGCGATTAACGAAGATATATTTATTCCAATTCATACTTAACATTGTCTTTTGGTTTTTTCGGCCTTTCAGATTAAGTCTAAACTGGACGGGCGATGACATGGGCCGAAGGTAAATATTTCAACGAGATAACTTTAATAAACTGATAGTGCGGCTCGGAGACTTTCTACACCGTCCGCGGCGCCTTGGATGCTATCGACAAAGATGAAGAGCTCATCAAAGCTAACGCTCGCAGTGCTGATGACGCGTTCAAAATCGAAGACACTAGTGATTGGGTGGACAGTCCAACCCGCCTTGAAACCATCAAGCATTATGCAAGCATGCTCGAGGAAGACGTCCAGGATTTGAAGCGTCAACTGCAGGAGGCAAAGGAAAATATTTCAAGCGTGGTAGAAATGAACGACCGGCTTTCGGCCAAACTCAAAAAGAAGCGGGCATGAATGGCGAACCTGGAGGCAGAAACCACAAACCAGCTTTCCCAAATCCAAAGCCTGACGTTCATCCTGGATCAAAAAGAAAGGACCATTCGCGAGTTGCGAGCGGGCAATCAGATGGGCTGAACATGTGCGGACGACTTTACCAATACGATGGCATCCACGACCTCGTGGCAGCACCCTGCATGCCCAACCCTCTGGTCAACAAGGCGGGCGACCACCCATTTGAACGGTACAACGCCGCTCCGACTCAGCTCGCCATCTTCCACCAAGAAGGCGAATACCTAATCGCCGACATGGTTCACTGGGGATGGCGCCCGCATTGGGCCAAGGACTGTGCGGCGCCGATCAATGCCAAGGTGGAAGAGGTTGCACACGGCCCCTTCTTCCGTACGATCTGGCCGTACCAGGCCAACAACGGTTTGAATGGGTCGACGAAGGCGGGCTGAAGAAGCAACCCTACCTGATCCGCCGGAGAGATTGGGCGCCGATACTGTGCGCAGCGATCGGCCAATACCCAAATCTCAAGCATGAGCCCAGTGAGCATGATGGCTTCGTCATCGTCACCGCTGACAGCGCCGGGGGCATGGTCGATATCCACGACCGCTGGCCAGTGACTCTCTCGCCAGAACTGGCTCGCGAATGGCTGGACCCTGCCACGCCAAAGGAACGTCCCGAACAGATGGTAATGCACCAAGGCGAGCCAACCGAGGCATTCGAGTGGTTAAAGGTGGACCGCGCGATTGGCAACGTGCGGAATCAGGGGCCCGACCTGATCAGGCCAGCCGAGGAAAACTGCTTGTACTAAGTTGCAGCCAGCGATCTCAGCCGCTCCTCAGTAGCAGAATCGAAGATGACATAGAGCCGATCAATGGTTGATTCACTCAAAGCACGGGCCGATTCCAAGCCAAGCACAAATCCCTCAGCGCGTGCGCCGGCTTTCGCTGCAACAATCATCGAATCCGCCTGTGCGATCTGAGCAAGAAGCTTGTCGGCTTCGCGTTCAATTTTTGGGCTCAGCTCTATATCATCCATTCCGTCAACGCTTTATTTAAAGGATCGGCTACAGGATAGCGGCATCCGTCTCTTACGGAACATCTTTGAAGAAGACGTGGTGCCCGAGCGTCAGGGTCCGCTTTGCTCCCACCGTCCAGGCCGGTGCTTTCGGCATGGTAGTCGCGTAATAGTGCGTGGCGCCGCCGGTGGGATCCGGCACCTTGCCGGCGATCACCTGGTCAGCCGCAATCTGCGCCTGGGCGAACTCGCGGAATGGAATCAGCTTGGCGCCACTCAGGTAGGCGTAATTCGGATCGTTCCTGTTCCAGCAGCTGAACTGGTACGGCTTCTGGCACACGCCAGCATAGCCCTCCCCCCACCATGACTTGGCCTTGCCGTCGTTTACGCGGTTGCGAATGGTCCAGGCCACGGCGATCTGGCCGGCCAGCAACTCGCCCCGGGCCTCACCCCACAGGGTGCGGGCAAAAATGTCGCTGTCTTTTTCGGTGGCGTTCATACAATTCTCCAGGCGTAAAAAAGCCGGCCACGAGGCCGGCGTTGAGCGGTTCAATCACTCAGGCCAAAGGCTACACCAGCATGCCGCGGCCGGCGTAGTAGCTCTTGACCGCCGTATGCATCACGTCCATTTCCTCAGCGCTCAGTACCCGGCTCCAGATCGCCACGAAGAAGATTTCAGACGGCAAACTGCCGGCCACGGTTACATAGGCGGAGCCAATGCGTAACAGCCCACCGAGGTCGGGCGTCTTACCGTCCGGGATCGGGGAGCTGTTAGCCACCAAACCCGCCGTTTTGTTGTAGATCGTGCCGATCCGCGTGGCCTTGCTGATGGTCGCGGCCACGGTCTTGAGCTCCGGCACGGGACGGCTCGGCATGTAGATGGAATACAGCACGGTCGCCGAGGACACACCATCCCAATGCGACCAGGCCAACGTTTCCCGCGCCATGCTATCGACCACCGGTGAAGCCGGCCGGGTCATCACCGAAACGCCCGCCGCGATACCCACGCCGCCCACGCGCGGACTGTAGTAATTGGACACCAGGTGGCTGTCGACATCGTCGGCCGGGCCCTTGGCGACGACCATGATGGTCATTTCATCGGTTTGCGGTACCGCGGTCTGGATGTACTTGGACATCTGCGTCGGCGTCATGCTCTTGTCGGTGAACGCCGGCGAACCCACGACCTGCCCCGCCGGCTTGCCCGGCGCCAGGTTGCGCCCCAGGTTGGCTGCCCCGCCGAAAAAGTTCAGGTACTCCAGACCCAGCGGAACCGGGGGCACATAGTTGATCGCCTTGGCCGAAAAATCGGCACCTTTTACAACGAAGCGAAGACCGCTCATTCACAGATTCCTTAAATAAGTTCAGGGGTTAAGCTGAAGGCGATGCACCAGTTGTGCAGCGGGTATGGCCGATCCACCAGCGCGGGTAGGTTGGCCCCGTCGTACTGGCCACTACCGGCTTGATAGACATAGTTCTCGCAGGCGACGGTAGCGTCACTGTCGCGCAGATTGCCGTTACCATTGCTGACGGTTTTGCTCGCGTACTGGACTTTCACCACGCCGACGGTATCGCGGCCCAACTCAAGCTTGACCACGGTGTCTGCGGCAATCGCCACCGAGGCAATCGCCACGGCGCCGACGTCATCCAGCACGCGAAAGCCCTTGTCCGCATAGTCGGTGCCGGCCAGCAGCACATACGGCTGATCGAACACCAGCGGTGGGCACGGCACATGAAAATCAATCAACACCTGGCGCCCGCTCAGGGTCAGGCCGCGCGGAGATAGCGGCCTCCAGTCCTGGCCCAGGGTTACCACCCGGTGCAGCACCTTGCCCAGCTGCATACCGACCCAGCGATAGCCGTTCGAGTCGAGGTGACCGCCCTTGTCCGTGTACGGATAGATCGGCGTGGCCATGAACCAATTGCGTTCCTCCTCGCTCAACTCCCACTGCGCCATGCCAATGGCCAGGTCGTTGCTGTCGGAGGTGTAACCGGCGCCGGTCTGGTAGGTAATGATGGCCGGCGGACTCGCCTGACCGGCCACGCCCTGGGCAATGTCGGCCTTCCAGATGGAAGCTTGCGCCTTGAGCTTGGCCTTGTAGCCGGCCTTGGTCGTATCACCACCATAGGCCGCGGTGTAGTTCCACTCGCCTTGCATCCAGAAAATCGCCGGCACGCAGTAGGTGGCGGACTCGGCAGCGGCGATGGTCTTGACCCCTTGCGCCGCCTGCAGCAGCCGCTGATACAGCTCCGGTACCGCGCCCTTGCTCAGCTGCTCAATCGAGCGCCCCGCGACCCCGGCACTCGAGGCCACGAACAGCCGCGAATCGTCTTTTGCCAAACCGTGGTGCTGCAAAAACAGATGCCGGGCAAAATTCACCGCCCCGACTTCTGGCCCCTCGCCTTCGTTCGCCGAGCCTGGCGCCAGGGCCGCGACTTCCGCATCTGAGAGGATCGAGCCGCCACCGGCAACCTGCACAACCGACTTCAACGGCTTGAGGGCAGCACCGCCCAACGGCGTGAACGCACTCGCGGCACCGGAGGCGGGACGGGGGCAGTCGCCATACATCAGCGAGCCATCTTTGGCGATTTTCGACAGCGCCGGCCAGCCTTCATAGGCGGTCGACAGGCTCTGGCCGTACATCAGGAAATGGTTGTATTTCGCCACCGCCCGTTGCACCTCACTGTTGAAGTCGCCACGCACGGCCGCCGACGCCGCCAGGTTGGCCGCATTCCGCTGGCCAATCAGCAGGCGCTCCAACTGATCCGGCGCGCCGCTACCCTCACCGGAAAAGGCTGGGGAGCGCAGCACTCCATCGACCATCTCCATCGAAACAAAGCCGACCTCGTCAGTCACCTGGAAATCAGCGCTGTCGGTGGCTTCGATGCGGGCCTTTTGGTTTTCAATCGCGTCAGCCCCCACATACGCCACGGCCGAGCCGAAGCCGCCGGCGGCATCTTGCATGAAGGTGCCAAAGCCCGCCGGATCGGCCACGAAGAACCGGGCCCCCGCGTTCGCATCCAGTTGGTTCACCGTTTCATGCAGCTCCGCCATCGACGCCGCACTGGCGTCATCCACGACATGCACCGAGGTGCCGGCGTTGATGCGCTGGTATAGCGACTTGCTGATGCGCGGGTTGCTGCTCTTGACATAGAAGTACGCCAGGTCCGCCACCGCCAGGCGCCCCGACGCCTCGTCAGGGTGAATTTTGCCATCGGTCATCTGCGCGCTGAGTTCAACCACCGCATCCGGGATGGCCTCGCTGTACAAGCGCGCCTGTTTGGCCAGGGTTGGCACCGGACCGGACTCGGTCAGTACATCGGTATGAGCATCCCCGTTCATCATTTCGTGCTGCATCAACGACGCGGCCTCAGAACGCTGCGCTGCTTCCGACAACGTCCCGGCGTAGCGCTCCAGCGCTGCAATTTCGGTCATGTTTTCTTTGCTCCGGACAACAAAAAACCTGCCGCAGCAGGTCAGGGGAAATTCATGTGAGGGAGGATGGCCGCCGCCGGTTAGTCCGTGACGGGGGCCGCCTCTTCAAACGGCACCGCCGGGACCGGCGGCCACTCGATGCTGGTCGGATAGCCGGGCTGGGATTCGACCCGCGACAGGTACACGCGATAGCTGCACCAGGCGTCCAGTTCGGCCTGCTTGAGCGGCAGCGCCGCCGCCTCTTGGTCAGTTGCCAGGCCCAGGCGCACGGCATCCTGTAAGGTCTCAAGCGCGGGCAGCAGCGTGCTAATGGTTGAGGTCGCCAAGGCGCTCAGGCGCGCGCGGGTCAGCAGCGCGGCCTGCGCAAGGGCGGGTGTCTCCGGCTCCAGGATCGGCCCGAACTCCAGCGCCACGGCGCGCGCAAACAGCTCACGGCCATACGCTTCGCTATCCTCGGGCGACGCGGTGAACGGAATGGCGCCCAGGGTGGCGGCGTGCTCTTCGAACACCACCAGCAGGGTGATGGCGGTGCGCCCGACGTTCCAGATGGGCTCACTGGCAGATTCCACAGTCAGCATTTAAGAGATCCTTAAGAAAAGGGTGGTGCCTTGGTCGTTCGGATTCGCCGCAGCAAAGCCCATGCAACGCCAGGTGCCCGACGCCGCGCCGCCGCTTTGCACGACGTCTTCGGTGTTGGCGTAAGTCAGGCTGCCGCCGGCGACGACCTGACCAGGACTGAGCGCCCCGCCGCTGCGGTTGGTCATCAGCGCATAGGTGCCGACCCCACCGACCGTGGCCGAAGCTTGGGCAACGATGGCTTTCGGGGTGGCATTAACATCGGTCCAGATCGGATCGGTGATGCCATAGCCGCCCAGGGTGGTGGCGACGTTGGCCTTGGTCACCAGCGCCGCGTCGATCACCGTCCTGGTGTAGGCATCGGTGATGCCATAGGCTGCGAGCGTGGTGCCCCAATTGGCTTTGGCCGACAGCAGCCCGTCGGTGGCCACTTTGGTATAGGCATCGCCAATGCCGTAGGCAGCCAGGGTAATCCCCCAATTAGCCTTGGCCGAGACGATGCTGTCCGTTTGCGCTCGGGTATAGGCATCAGTGATGCCGTAGCCGGCCAGGGTCGTCGCCTTAAGGGCATAGGCCAAGCCGAATTTCTGCAGGGCTTGCAACAGCTGGGTGTTGTCGTTCTTGTCCAAGGCCGGCAGGTAGCCCAGAACCACGTGCGCCAGTTCCTCCTGCACTGCGTTCAACCATTCGGCACTCAACGGCGTCGGGGCCACCCCGAGCGACAGCGAGCCATAACGAAAGCCCCCGGCCGGCGTGACCAGGTCAGACCAGGCTGAAATTCTCTGCATGTTTAAAGGTCCTCGATTCCCGCGATGGCGGCCGGAAGGGTGTAATGAAGGGCGGCGAACAATTGATCGACCTTGAGCACAATGTCGTCGACCTGCGCCCGGCCATAAGCCAGCACCACATCGGTGTATTGCGGGGCATCACGCTGCAGCCGGCAATCCAGGGCGGCCGCCTCGGGCGTGCCATAGGCCTCCAGCGGCGCCGCCGCGATCCAGCCCCAGGGCCAGCCATCGCCATAGAGAAAATCGCCGGCATTGGTGGGCCCCACCCGGGCCGGTCTGAATTCTTCAATGGTGGTGGTGATCCCCACTTGGCGGGCCACCTTGAGGTAGTAACTTAGCTGCGGGGCCCCGGTCGCAGTCAGCTTGTCTAACACTGCCTGCCGGCGCTCCTCCAGGCTTTGCGAATCGGGCACGGTGCAGACGTCGGGCAAGCCAAGGTAGGCTTCCCAGTCCGGCAACAGCGCGGTGGCCGTGGCTGGATTCAACTCCAGCAACAAGGCCTCGCCACCGGCCTCGATCCGCGCCAGTTCCGGGGCCAACGCGGCCACCAATTGCGCCCAATCTGGCTCCAGCTCCAGATCGAAGGCCGGGCCCGGAGGCAGCATCTGCCGCAGCTTGTCGACGTAGTCCGCCTCGGTCATAGCCATGTCATCACCCCCGGTACCGCCACCTCATTGGCCGCCATCGGCACGTCACCCGCCGGCACACTCAACACATGGTCGGTTTCCCCAGGGGTGTTGCTGATTACCGCCCGCACATGGGTAATTCTCAGCGCCTGATTCGAGCCGCCTTCGTCGACGATCAACCCGCGTAGCGCCTGCGTCACCGCCGCGCGCAGGGCGGTGCTGTCCGGCACCAGGCGGATGCTGAAATTGATCAGCCGCGCGACCGGGGCAAGGGCATACACCTCGGCGGTAACCGGGCGTTTTTTGTCCAGGTAGGCCTGCACCTCGGCGACCTGCGCCGGCGTCGGGATGATGTCGAGATCGCCATCGCGCACAAAGACCAGGCCAAACGTGCCCGGCCCCATCCAGCGCGGCAAGGCCCAGGCGCGGGTGACGCCCGGAACCTCCAACGCCCACTCGACAAAGTCGTCGCCGTTGCCGACCTTGCTGGGGTTTTTGAAGGCGGCCTGCACCCGTCCACGCAAGGCTTCCAGGCTTTCCTGTTCGGCACCGCCGACCAGGCCATCGGCGCCAATCACCGCGCTGGAGTTAACCCCCAGCACCGGCGTCACCGCCGTCAGCGTGCCGGCCTCGACATTGCCCAGGGCGCCGACGTCCTCGGCCTCCAACGCCAGGATGGCCACCCCGTCCACCAGGGTGACCGCCACGGTGACCTTGTAGCGGCGCCCGTCCGGCAGTTGGTAAAGCTGGCCGGCGTCGACCAGGGCACCGCTGGAGCCGCTAACCGCGGCCACGCCCTTAGCCGCCACCGCCGGTGTGCGCCCGTCCTCCAGGCGCCAATCCGCCCAGCGCAGCAGCGTGTCTTCGTCACAGGTCGCCGGGTTGGACTGGCGGGCAATGTGGGCTTGATAACCGTACAGCTCGAAGGCGGTACCGCTCAGCGCGCGGGCCGCCACCTTGGCATCGGCGCGGCGCAAGGCATCCGGGGCATTGCGCTCAAAATCGGCCTCGGTGCGCTGGGTCAGCGCCGGCAGCGTTGGAATCTCATACGGCATTGATCAGCCCCCAGGTGTTCTCAAAGTCCAGCTCCACGGTGTCGCCGCTCTGTTCGGTCAGCGTCACCCGCAAGTTCATCCGGTCGTTACCCCGGCGTTCGGGCGTGACGCTCACAGCCATGACAATCGCGTCATCGAGCAGCCAGGTCAGCGCCTCCTCGGCGTAGGCCTGGGCATCCTGCAGCGTCTGCGCGACCAGCGTGCGGCGCGCCAACAACCACAGGCGCGAGCCGATCTGGTCGCCAGCCGCCGAAGGCAGGCAGTCGCCCCACCAGCCCTTGCGGTCGCTGTCGTCGACCGCGTCATCCGGCCCGGCACGGCGCCAGGTGAACAGGCTGATGGTCACGGCGCGGCGCAGTAAATCCTCACGGCTCATGCGCCACCCCTGAGCGGTGGCCCACTCTGGCCACTGCCGGGCTGCACGTCGCCGTGCAGGTGTTCAATCTGGCTGACGCCGGCGGCGACCTGATCGCCTTGCGACTCGATGCGCCCGGTGGTGCTGATCAACGGCGTATCGAACTCCACCGCCGTGTGCGCCTTGACCTTGAGCGTCATGGTCTCCATCTCGATCACCCGGTCGCGCTTGAACTGAATAAAATCGCCTTCGTCGGTGTACAAGGCCACCTCGCCCGGCTTCAGCCCCTGCAGGCGAAAGCGCCGGTCCGCCACCACGACCACCACCCCGTGGCTGCGGTCGCCAGCGATGAAGGCCGCCAGCGCCTCGGCGCCCGGCAGCGGGCAGGCGGTAAAGCCATAGGGCTCCAGGTGCTCCACGTTGTCTTTGACCTCGCCGGCCAACAGCCGCAGCTGCAGGCTTTGCAGCTTGCTGGCCGAATTGCCCAAGGCCACCACCCCGCGTGCCAGCATGTTCGCAATGCCGTTTTTCATGGTTTGTAATCCGCTGGAATGAGGTATTCAAAGTTGTCGGTCTTCTTGCCCTTCTTGACCTTGCGCTTCTCGTAAGCGTCGTACGGCTCCGGCAGAAAGGCCTCGGGCGGGGCCACACTGATTTTTGCTGTGGTGCCCTGCTCGCTCAGCTCGTAGCTGATTTCACTGATCAGCATGTCGCGGTCCACGCCGATCAAGGGATCGACCACCCGCACCAGCATGTTGTGCCGCCACAGCGCGCCGTTGCTTTGCCGCCAGCCTTGAATCACGTAGTTGATGGTCAAGGCCTTGCCGACCGCCGTGGCCCGCTCCCACTCGACCCGCTCACGGGCCAGCTTGGCGGTCAACTGCCCGGATTGCTGAATGATCTTGACCCGCCGGCGGGTGATCCGCACGTCGACGATCCGAGCCTCGACTTCGCTGGCCTCCGCGCCAAAACTGACGTCGGATCCGCTGCGCTGGCCCTTGCTGATGTATTCGGAAAACACCCCGGAAAAGTCCAGACTGGTGTCCCCCGACAGGAGGTTTTTGCCCAGCTCCAGGGTGTCGCCCGCGCGCCCAGCGCTGCCCGGTTTGGCAATCACCAGGCGACCGCGGCCGTCGTCGGTGCTAAACAGGCGCGACAGGGTCAACAGCCGGTCGATGCTTTCAAATGCCGTCTCGCCCGGCTCGATGCTGTGGTCGTCCACGCCCAGGGTCAGCGCCGCGTCATTGACCACCTTGATATCGTATTCAGCGGCAATCGCCGCGATGATCTGTTGCACGTTTTGCCCGCGCCACTGCCCCGGCTGATTGACCGCCGCGCAGTCCACCAGATCCGCGGTGCGCGAGCGCCCGCTGATACTCAGGGTGACCGACTCGCTGTCGTAGCGAATCGGCGTGCTGTCCACATAACCGGTCAACAGCAGCTCCTGACCAATGCGCACCTCCACCGCTTCGCCCTGGCGAATCCGCACCGGCACCTCACCGCTGCCCGGCCAGCGCCAGGTGATGCCCAGGCTGAAGTTGCGCGCCTGACGTTCCAGGCCGGCACCGATGCTGACGCTTTTCCAGCCGCCGTAGTCGTGCCCGCCCACGCTCAGGGTGACGTTATTCAGCTGATCCATGGTCAGGCCTTCGCTACTTGCAGATCGGTGGCCGGCACAAAGCCCGGATGACGCACACGGTTACGCTCGACAATTTCCCCACTGCGCATGGCATCGCCATACAGCGCATGGGCCAGCACCAGGGCAGACATGGTTTCGGCCGGAGCATAAGTGCGCAAGCCCACGCCGATGCGCGCCACTTCCGTCAAGTGCCGATCCACGGCTAGGCGGGCCTCGCTCAGCGTGCCGAAATGCTCCGGCGGGCTCTCGCCCGCCACCGACCACAACGCCTCGTTGATCGCGTCACGCACGACCAGGACATCCTCGGCGACCGGCACCGCCGTCTCGACCGCGGTGCCGGCGACCACCGTCGGCCCCTGTTGCGCCAATTGCACATCGAGGGCCGCCGGCGCGCTCACGCCCGGGCGGATCGCCACTGGCACCTGGGCCATGTCCAACAGCAGATCCAGCAGCGCCGCGTCCTGCACCAGGGCAATCACCGCGGCTTGAATCATTGCCACCTCGACGTCCTCGGTGGCCGGCGCCGCGGCCGATAACGTCGCCACCTCCGCCGCCTTGGCGCTACTGCTCTGAAACGAACTGCTGGAGCCGTAGCCGCCAAACGCGCGCGACAGGCCGCTAATCCCGGCCAGCAGACTGTCGGCAAACGCCCCCGGCCCATTCATCAGCGACGACACCAGGCCATTGAGATCGGTGCCCAAGCTGGACGCCGGCTGCAGGAACTTCAAGGCATAACCCATCGCCCCCGACAGCACCGAGCGCAGCGCGCCGGCCCGCTGCCGCGCCAGGTCCACCGGTGCCATCGCCGCGTTGAAGCGACCCTTGATCGAGCCCAACAGGCTCGGGGCCTGGCCCGCCAGTTGCCGGCGGGTGTTCGGCGACTGCACCGGGAAGGCCAGCATGCCGTCGATAAACTCCAGGCTGAAACGCACCACACCCAGCTCGTTTCGCGCATGCGACACCTCACACTCGCCGGCAGTGACGGTGAGGCGGCCGAACCACGGGTGCACCAACTCCCCCGAACCGTCCTTGTCCAGCGCGGTCAGCAGGCGGTCGCGCTGCGCCAGGCAATCCTCTCCGGCGACAAACGCGGTGAACTTATAGTGCCGGGTACGCCGCCCCAGGTCTTCGACAAAGGGTTGATCGCGCTGCGGGAACTCATGCAACTGAGTCCGCCGACCGACAGGCACGCTGTCGGTGTCCACCTGGAACGGCACCCCGCGAAAGGAGGCGCCTTGTTTACGGTCGCGCCATTCACTCATTCCGGCTTACTCCCTATCGAGCGGTAGCCCACTTTCGGTGTGATCGACAGCCCCGGTTGATTGGTCGTCCCCGGATCGACGCGAAAGCCGGCCGGAGCATTTTCAAAGCGCATCACCAGGCCGCCTTCCAACTGCGTGCGGTTATTGGCCAGCCCCGACTGCAGCAGCGCGCCCGGTGCCGGCAGCCCCGGCGGACGCAACAGCTGCCCGGGCACGAGGCCGGGCTGGGTCAGACTGCGTTCGTTCTGCTGACTCTTGGCCAAGCTCACCGCATTGGCCTGCAGGAACGCCCCAGTCCCGCCACCGGCACCAGCATTGCGCTGGCGTTGTTCATCGGCATAACCGGCGACTTTGGCGGTCAGGCCGACCCCGCCATCCTCCATCCCAAACATGCTCAGGATCGGCTGCAGATACGGTTTGACGCCCTCCCACAAGCCTTTGAAAAAGGCGGTGATCGGTGACCAGTGCTTGACGATCAGGCCCAACGGCGACCAGTCAAATACGCCCTTCATGAATTCCACAAAAGGTGTGGCCAGCGCCTTGATCAGTTCCCACAACGCAGTGAAGAACGGCCCGACCTTTTCCCAATTGGCCACGATCAACCCGGCCGCCGCGGCAATGGCCACGGCAATGATGCCCACCGGGGTGGCGGCAAACGCGACACCCAGGACCCGGGTGGCCACCGTGGCCGCGAACACGGCAATGCGCAGTGCGGTGAAGGCACCGGCCGCCATGGCAATGCCTTTGACCAATTGCGGGTTGTGCTGAATCAAGTCCGCAATCCCGGACATCATCGGTCGCAGGCCTTCGACTACCGCATTGATCCCCGGCAGCAGGGCACTGCCGACGGCCCGCGCCACACTGGCCACGGCATTGCGCAGAAGCTGCAGGTTGTTGGCGGTGGTCGCTGCACGCGAGGCGTACTCGTTTTCCATCGAGCCGCTGTATTTCTGCGCATCCGCGACCTTTTGGAGATTACCTTTGAGCAGATCCAGGTTGGTCAACAGCGGCGCAATCGCAGTGATCGACTCCGTGCCAAACAGTTCCGAGAGCAACCCCGCCTGCTTGTCCTTGTCGACGCGCTTGATGCGGTCGAGGATGTCCAGCACCGCCCCCTGCGCATCCGTCTGCATGGCCTTGGCCAACGTCTTGGAATCCAGGCGCAAGGCCTTGAAGGCCAGCGCCTGGTCCTTAGTCGCTGCCGAGCCCTTGGTCATGGCCAGCATGAAGTTCTTGATGCCGGTGGCCGCTACGTCCTGCTCCACCCCGACGCCCGCCATGGTCGCGCCGAGCGCAGCGATCTGCCCGGAGGCAAGACCGGCAATCTCGCCCAGCGGACCGATGCGGGTGACGATGTCTGAAATCTGCTTGGTGTTGGCCGGGCCGGTGTTGCCCAGGTAGTTGATCTTGTCCGCGAGCGTTTCTACATCGCCCTGGGTCAGTTTGAACGAGGTGCGCCACTTCGCCATCATGTCGCCCGACTCATCGGCGGTCTGGTCGAAGGCAATGCCCATCTTTACCGCCGCTTCGGCAAAGCCCAGTAGCTCCTCACGGGCAATGCCCGACTGACCACCAGCGGCGACGATCTTGGCGATGTCATTGGCGGCCATGGGCAGGCCCTCGGACAGCTTGCCAATGTCGTCACCCATCTGTTTGAACTGCACCGGGGTGTCAAAGTTGACCACCTTCTTCACGTCCGCCATTGCCGTCTCGAACTGAATCGCGGCCGCCGCGCCGGCAATGAACGGGGCGGCCAAAGCCCCCCCGGTCACGATGTCGCTAAAGCCAATCTTACCCAGCCCCGTACGCTCCAGCCCCTTGCGAAAGCCGGCGACGTTTTTGCGGATACCGGCCAGGGTCGGCGACAGCTTGTCGACACCGGTGATCAGCGCCTTGAGTTGAAACTTGTCGGCCATACCCTACCCCTGCGGAATTTGATTAATGCGCTGGGCGTTCGCCAACGACTCGGCAAACGTATCCAGCGGCAGCGCCATCATCTGCTCGGGCCCGACCTTCCAGAAGAAAGCCAGGTCGTACACCACGGCGATCAGGCCTTCGACGTCCTCGATGCCGCAGTCATGAAAAAACCCGTCACAGCCCAGCCCAGGTTGTTCAAGTCGTAGAGGTCCAGCTGGTTCACCGACGGCGACGGAATGCCGGCACAGACCGCGATGTATTTGGCCGCCACCTCCATGTCGAGAGTGACCTCCTCGTTTTTGTCGATCTTGTACGGCAGCGCCTTGATCGTGCGCACCTCGGCCACGGTCGGCCGGCGCAGAGTGACCTCCAGCACTTCCTGGTCATGCGCCTGAATCGGCGCGGCCAATACGTAAGGCTCCACGTCCTTGACTTCGCTCATTGGAAACCGCCTTTGTTGCCGTCCCATTGAATGTCGATGGTGCCGTCGTCGCCCTTGGCGGTCGGCTCATCGACCACATAGCCGCCCGACAACACGTAGACGCGGCCGTTCTTGAACTCGACGGTCAGCGTCTGGTCGGTAGCCGCCATGATTTGCTTGATCGGCAAGTCCGGCGAATCGACCACGGTGGCTTTCACGAAAGGCACCAGGTCCTCTTCCTTGTAAAAGCCCGGTGCGACCGACTCGCGCTTGACGTCACTCAGCGGCACTTCCACGCCGCCGGTGACGGTGAACTGAACACCGTCTGCCTTGATGTAAACGGTGCCCGCAACTTTCTGGCCCATGGCCGCTCTCCTACAAAAAAGCCCGCACGCGGCGGGCTATAAACGTTGTTTGCATCAAACCGCGTACTGCAGGCGGAACTGGTACTGCAGCGCGAAGATCCGCAACTGATTGACCAGATCCGGCGGATACAACACGTTGAGCCGGTTCGGGTTGGTCGCCGAACGCTCGACGATCAGGTTGGCCGCGAATGCCTCGGCGTTTTCCACGATGCCCAACTGCTCCAGCGCGTTGTAGCCGGCGATCAGTTCCGCGCGAATCACGTTCGGCGTGACGATGGCCTGACCGGCGCCGAAGCGCGTGCCATCATTGGCCAGCTTGTGCCGACCGTATTTGCTGGTCACCCGCGACTTCAGGTAGCCGATGACATACGCCGACTGGTGCAGCGTCTCGCTGTCCAGGTACGAATCATCGGCCTGGCCGAAGGCGTTGAACTGGTAGCTGGTAATCGCCCGCTCGATGCGCTGCGCACCGCCGCCGAAGTAGGCTGTGGCAATGCCGCGGTTCAACAACGACTGGCGTTCGGTCAAGGTGAAACGCGCACCGGCCGGGGCCGGGGTGATGCCCGCCAGTTCGCCGGTTTGCGTCGGCCGCGCCGGGTCGGCAGAGATGAACACCGCTGTGCGCGCCGCATAGGCCGCGGCCACGTTCCACACCGGCGCGGGGCAGGCCGCCTCAAAGCCGTGAATCGTTGCGTGCTGATCGTTACGTGTCGCGCTCAAAGCGGCCAATTCACCGAGGGTGCCGCGCTGGGCGGTGTAGACATGCCCATAAAGCTGCTTGGCCCAGCTCCAGCGACCGCTGGAATCGTCCATGAAGGCCTTCCAGGCGTCCAGCGACGTAGCATCGGCCCACGGTGCACAGATGAACTCAAATGGCTCGTCACCGAGGCTCGCCAAGGCCACTGCGACGTCAGGCGTACCCACCCCGCCCGTCATCGGCGCGACCACCGCAGTCAGGCCGGCCGGCGTGACCTCACCATTGTTACGGCCCTGGCGATTGAGCTGCAGCAGCAGGTCATTACCGCTCAGGCCCGACCATCTGCAGGTCAGCGTCACCACACCAGCCGCGGCCACGGCCGTCACCGCCAGGCCGGCGGCGTTCACAGCCGCCGCCAACGCTGCGGCCGCGACCGTAGGGGTGGCACCCTTGGCCACGGTCGCGCGCACCCGACTGCCACCGATGTACAGGTTCAGCTCGCCACCGGCGGTGGCCGCGCCAGCGATGGTCACTGTGCCAGATGCCTTGGTCCCGGTGGCCTTGATCGGCAGGCACCAGACCTCGCCGGCCGGATCACTGCGGCGCCAGGTGTCGTACATCTGCGCGAGCATCGAGCCGCTGCCGCCGATGCTCTTGGCCAAGGCCAGGCTCGGCACCAGGGTTAGTTGGCCAATTTCCGTGGCGGTGGCGTCGTCGTTGACCTGTGCGACGATCAGCCGCGGCATGCTCGAACCGCCGCTGTTGGCCTGCGAATTGTCGACCTCGGCGTAGAACAGCGGCACGCGTAGATCGCTGGGGATGGAATTAAAGCTGATGGTCATTCTTCAGCACTCCCAATGGCGGCCGGAGCCGGAAAGTTTGGGGTGGCCTTGGCCTTTTTCGGCGCGTCGCGGGTGACGTCCTGGTCCTGCAGGCGGCGCAGCCAATACGCGTCACGTGGGACATCACGTCCCTCCGCGGGCAAGTTGCCGCCGGCTTCAGGGTCGGGCACCACCCGGCCCGCGGCCGGGTACACAGTCATGCGGCTCATGGAGAGTCCTCAGTGGGTTGCGGTAGTTCAACGGAGAAAGTCGCCTCAACTCGACCATCGGGGCCAGGACGCTGCAGGTTGGGGTCTGCCGGGTCGATAAAGTCCACGTTGAAATCGACACCGATGAAACCGGGCAGACCATCGAGTTCGAACTCTTGCCAAGTTTCGGCAGGCTCATCGCCGCGATTGCGACCCAGCTGGAACTCGGAGAAGAAGGTGTATTGGTAAACCACTCGGGCACGGCTGATATGCAGAAGCGCGCCCTTGCCATACTCAATGGGGTTGTACTCGGGGGAAGGCGTCCAGCCAACCAGAGCCCGCCAGAGCTCGGCGCGGAGATCGTGCAGAATGTCGTTGTCCGCTTGCCCTCGCTCGTCAGAGGTATCCAGAACAATCACCACATTGAACTGATCAGTGATGTCCTGGATCACCATGTTCTGAGCTTTGCTCGGGCTAGCGGCGTCAGCAGTTGCGATGACGTAAGCAGCAGGGAGAGCCAAGTGGGCACTTTCGACGACTGCATCCCAGTCGATGCCGCCGGAAACTCGGCCGGCAAAGGACGGGCACGTCACTCGCAAGTGAGCAACGATCGGGTTTAGTTTCATAGAGGTGTCCGGACGGGGCAGCGATCAACGCAGGGCAGCGGCAAACGCAGCAGATAGAATCGATTGAACTTGTGATGATGAGTCCTGCAAAGCATCGGCCATATAGTTGTCACGAGGCTTGATTCGCCACGCGCCGGCGGCACGCTCAGCGAGCGCGGCAGCCCTTGTGCCAATGGCGCGGCGGTTCGATTTGCCCTTCCCCTTACCGGGTGCGAGCTTTCCGAGTTTTCGACCCTTCTTGACCCCATAGTGAAGGTAAGCCGGGTAAAACTCTTCCATCGCAGAGGTCTTGGAAGGGGAGATTCGGACAAGGAAACCCGAGCGGGAAACCTTAAAACTTACCGATTCAACCGTGGCGCCTGTTCGATTTACCGGATAGCCGTCTTGCCCTCTACCCAGCACAAGATTCATCTGTGCACGCTGCGTGATCAGCAGACCAACTTTGCGCATCCCGGCGCGGATCTTTCGCTTGTCGAAGGCGTCTCGTTCAAAGCTGTCGAAGCCCTCAACGTGTAGATAACCGTCAATCGAAGCGGAGTTAGACATATATTTCCACTCCGTTCTTGAGTTGGCCTAACTCCTCAACTTCAAGGACTGTAAATCTGTGCGCCCCATTCAAATCGGCGATGCGTTTCACTCGGTACAATGTCTCGCCGTGAACGATTTCATGTTCGTCGGTGATTCCAGGGTGGTAGCGCAGAGTGATGCGATGAGTGAGCTTATTGTCTGTCTGAACCCCATTGGCGTATATCGCGGTCCCGACAGGCTCTATCTTCGCCCAGCGTTTTCTAGGCTCAGAAAACACCGGTTCCAGGCCCATATCCGAAGCCGGGACATCGGACCTGAGCCGAAGGGTGATACGCCTGTTGAGCTCGCCGGTATGCGGTTCACGAAGCTGGTTTGCGCCACGAGCCATTAGATCCCCCACCCTATTCGATACGGCGTCAGCAGTGACCGCGAACCGGCAGGCATGCTGCTGAATTCGTCCCCCACCAACTCGTCTTCGCGGTTACTGTAAAGGTTTCCTAGAATCAGCAAGCATGCTGCTTGAATGGAAGGATTGATCAAGATCGGCTTCAAACCGGCAGATCCGTTGAGGACCGCGGCGTCCAATGCAGCCGCATTTGCATAAAACCGGCGATTGAGAAATTGCGCTGCGCTGTCTTCCGCCGCTGCCAGCATTTGCTCCACGTCGGCCCGATCCTCATCCTCAGCCCTGAGGTGTCGCAATGCCTCATCTGTAGGGATCACGTTCATGTCAGGCCTTCGGGTCTTCGTCGGACGCAAGGCCCTTGGCGATCAGCAGGCTTGCCTCGTGTTTGGGCGACTTGTAGCTCGTCCCACCAGCACGCCGGATTTCTTTCCCATCCAGGTAGCTGCGCAATGGATAGAGCGTGACGAATGAATCTACCGAAGGCTCAGCGTCAGCGTCAGCGTCAGCGTCAGCGTCAGCGTCAGCGTTCAATATTTGTGCGCCCCCCTCCAGCGCGCTAGTACTTTCTCCCACATCCAACCCAGCAGCTGGCTGGTCCAAAGTGACTTTCTGAACAGTTTCATCCTGATCGGAGACAAAAACGCCAGTTGCTTTTACCTTGGTACGACTCATGGGGTGATCTCCCAGGATTAGAGTTCCATCCATGGATGGAACTCTATTGAGGTGGGGTTAAGCAGGCGTCAGATCGCCGGTCACGAACGCTTCAGGGCGATACACAGCGAAGGCCAGGCGCTCTTCGGCACGGATGGTCACCATGTTGTTCTCGAAGTCCTTGTCGTTCTCGGTGGAGACCAGTACTTCGATTCCCATGCGATCCAGGATCTGCGCAGCCAGGCTGAAAGCACCGACCAAAAATTGGTCCTGGACGATGGCCTGGGTTTCCACCACCGGCAGATTCCACAGGCGTGGAGCCGTACCTTCCTGCGGTTTACCGATGATGTAGCGGCCTTCACTATCTTTCAGCAGTTCAATGGCCGCCCAGTCGATCGGGTTGAGCACCACACCAGTCGAAGGAAATTCTGCGAGAGTCGCTTGCAAGAGCGCCAAGCGAATTCGGTCGATCCGTTGCACAGCCTGGACGACAACGCCGGCAGGAGCTGCGTATACCTGCGCCTGCGGGATGATCCCGTGCAGGTTGTTGCCGGTGCCATTGCCGTACAGCAACTGAGCTTCTTCAGCCAGAAGCAGGCCGTAACGAGCTCGCGCATCAATGAAACTCTGCAACGCCGCCGCGTCATCGAGTATCTGGCGACTGCCTTTGAACAGGTGCGCAATCGTCCGTACGTTGGCATTTTCCAGGTCGAAATTGAGATCGCTGTAGGGCTTGGCCATCCCTTCACCGACGACTGCAGCGTTGTTGGTAAAGCCCGTTTCCCGCACGTACTCGTACGCATTGCTGTTGGTCGTACCCGGGGCGACCAAATCGCGGATAGTCAGACGACGTTGCGGTGCGAGAATAACGCCGCCACGTTCCGGCGCCACCAAGGCGCCGCCCGAATTGGGCGCAGAGGTAATGGCTGCACGCGGCACTTCAACCCGGCGAGAACCGCGGAAGGAACTCGTGAGCCCTTCTTCACTGATCTTGGCCGCCACCAGTTGACCGGCCGATTGCTGAATTTCCGGCTCATGCTGTTTGCCAGCATTGACCAACTTCTGCTCGGCCTCCTGCATCCGGGCTTGGAGTTCTCCCTGCTTGAGCAGCAATTCGTCCACCTTGCCACGGGTTTCCGCCTGCATCTCACCGGTGGCTTTGATTTCCTTTTCGGTGCGCTCGGCATAGGTTTTGATCTGATCGCCTACGGCTTTCAGGTCCGCTTGGGTTTGCTTCTGCGAAGCTTCGATTTGGGAAAGATCGACAGGCATTTTTTAGTCCTTTCAGAAATGAAAAAACCGCCACGCGGGCGGTTGTGGATCGGTTGCGAAACCAGACGCTAGAGGGCCGGAAGCAGATTCCGGAGCGCCGACGACTGATGTGCGGTTTCTTCAAACGCGGATACATCAAGGGCAGCGCGGAGCGTACCCGGCACGACAGCGCAGGGCTTGTCGCCACCGGCAACGCTAGGCGTACCGGTCTTGATTTCGGAAAGCAGTTTGCGTCGCTCGGTGCGAGGCATCCCGGACTTGGCGAGGGCGGCGTCCAAGCGGCGAGCGGCGTGCGCCTGACTCTGTTCCTGGTCGGTGCCTTCCTTCACCTCATCGGCGGAAATGAGGCCGGTGGCGAAGCCCTTTTCCATGGCAGTGGCACCGCCCATATAGGTCTCCGCGTCCAGCATCGATTCGACGGTCTTCTCGTCTTGACCGCTGGTGTCGGCATAGAGGCCGATCATCGCGCGGTCGAACTCCTCCATGGTATCGGCCAGCTCACGGATCGCGTGTCGATTCCCGGCAAAGTAGGTCCAGCAGTTGTGGATCATCAAAAAGGCGGTTTTGGCCACCTCGCGCTTTTCACCGGCCATGGCGATGACGGATGCCGCCGAGGCAGCCAGGCCCAGCACCTTGGTGGTGACCTGCTGGGAATGCTCGCGCAGTCGGTTGTAGATCGCGATGCCTTCAAACATGTCGCCGCCGGGTGAGTTGATGTACACAATGACGGGCTTGTCGCCGATGGCTCGCAACGCGGCGTCCACCCGCTTCACTGTGACGCCCTCTCCCCACCAATCCTCGCCGATGATCCCGTATATGGTGATGGTGTCGGTCCCGGTTTCCGTGGCAGCACGGATATCCGGATTCCACATTTCGAGCGCACGAGGGCTCAGCTCGCAGCGAAAGCCGCTGGCTTTGATATTCAGCGCCATGGTTACTCCTGGTCCTGGCCAAGCCAGTTTTTCAACGCAGCCTGCGCGGCTTGCCCGTCGGTTGTTTTCCCCAATTGATCAATCGGGGTGAGGTTGGTCTGTACAGTGAGCACCGCGGCGTTCCCGCCTTTGCGGGGCAGGTTCTCTTTAACCCGGCAGTCATCCCGGGTGTAGATGCCGTTCTGCACCATTGTGCTGTAAAGCGAAGCCCGTGCAGCGCTGTCGGCTTTGAGGAAGGCTTCCAGGGCGAATTCGGCGTAATAGGTTCGCCGCTCAATGGCCGTCAGCAGGCGCTTATTCACGCACTGCTGTATTTGGTTGGTGATCGAGCTGATGCTGAACGTGAGAAACGCGATCATCTGTTGTTCAAGGCCCGTTCCCCAATTGCTACCAGCATCGGTCTTGCCGACCATCCAGGGAGGCACACCAAACCAGCGACAAACCTCTTCAATGCTGTAGGCCCTGGACTCCAATAACTGAGCATCGACCGGATTGATGCCGATCGACTCTGGCGTGATGCCCTGCTCGAGCACCGGCGAGCGACCGGCGTTCAGCGCCCCTGATACCTGCTTCACGTAGTCGCGGAATTCTTCGCGCTGCTCTGGCTTCAGTACCCGATCGACCTTGAAGGCCACGGCAGGCAACAAGCCATTTTTAAAAGTGCCATTGGCGGCGTCGTCCGCCGACATGGCCGCGCCGAATACGTCCGCGCCGTAGCGAATGGCCGAGAGCCCGACTCTTCCGTCCAGGCTAAAAGCCGGGATGTGCAGCATGTCTTGGCGTTCGATCTTTCGCCGGGCGCCTTTCTTCGGTCGGTACCAATACTCAACCCTTCCATTGCTATCGAGCTCAAGGTCCACGCGGGACGGCAGCAGAAAATCCAGCGCGACGGTTCGCCCGCCTACCCGCAGGATTTCTGCGAATGCATTTCCGCGGAGCAACATGGCGGCGACCATCGCCTGCCAGAACTGAAAGGCTGTCATGTCTTCGTTCGGGCTGGTGTGGATGACGTCGTAAATTGGAAAGTCGCGAGCTTCACTCCTGCCGCCATCTACCTCGCGGCGGTAAACGCCGAGAGGAAGTCCAGCCACCGAGGTGGAGATGATCCGCACGCACGACCAGACGGCGGACAACTGCATGGCATTGTCGACGGTGACCGTTTTTCCGGAGCTCGACTGGCCACCGAGAAACTGGCCCCAGAAACCGCCGTCGCTCAACTTGATCGACTTTCCGAACCACTCCCCTAAAGAAGCGCTGGGCTTACGGGCAGCGCGCTCGATTACGACCGATAAGGATTTAGTCACCTGTCAACCCCTTGCGCACAAAGCCCGCGATAAGAAACAGAGCACCGGCACCGGCCAGCAATGACCAGCCAGGACCGAGCAGCGTGTAGACACCCGCGACGGCCAAACCAAGGCCGCACAGGGCGGTGAAAATGAAGAGGTGTAATGGGTTCATACGATGATCGGATTCCGAATGGCTGCCATGAAGTCATCGTTGCCCCGGCCTTCGGGATTCAGAGAAATCAAAGTCACCGCGTTGAATAGGGCCATCAAAGGATCGATCTTGGCGGAGCCACTGGCTTGCTTAGTGATCAGGATAGAGTTCGCGCGCGGTTCGACCTTCGCGTTGCTAACACACCAGGCCATCATGGGTTGGCCGCCATGTTTCATGCCGCCTTCAGCCAGCTTGCGCTCTGCCGTCTTGATCGCCCCACCCAACTTCCAGCCCTGGCTGATGGCAACGATTTTTTCCGGTGGTATTTCACGCTCGATCATGGCGTCGTAAATCGCGCCGATTCCGACCGGGTCGACGCCGACCTTGTCCAGCAGTCCCGACTCTTCAACCTGTTCAACCAGGTCAGCCACCTCGAGGACGTCATCGCCGATCCGCTTTGACAGGGTCAAATCGCCGTCTTTCTCAAAGTCATGAAAACGTGGGACTTCTGCCTTTCTTCGTTCGAGCACGGAGGGATGCGCCCAGGCGTGAGTCCACGCCAACCAGTCACGGGTTTGTTTGTCCCGGCCCACCGCGGCAAAGCCCAGTAAGTCGTCTAGACCACCACCATCGATCCCGATGTCGATGACGTCGCATCGGGCAAGCAAATCATCAAGTGTGAGCTTCTTTTCTGCTGCACCGACCCAATAGTCAGCGCCTGCCCACCGGTCTGAGCGCAACGCGAGGCCGATCTCAACGTTAAGGTGCTTGGACATGAATCCCAGCACCTCAGCTTCACCGGCCTCCTCCGCTTTTTTCATTTCCCGGATCAGGAATTTCTCGCTGACCGAATACCCCATGTTGGGGTTAGTAATGTAAAAATTCTCGGACTTGCGGTGCTCATCAGCCTCAAGGACCTTCTTCGGAAACTCGTAAATCACCGGCAGGAAGTTCGGATCGATGATCGTGCCATCACGAACACCTCGGGCGTACTGAAGTTTCTCGCGAAACACTCCCGCCGGCGGCTGGTCCGACTGCGTCGTGAGATAGATCACGAACCCTTCTGGCCGAGACGCGAGTCCACCGGTTGCTTCGCGTAGCATGTTGGCCGCGTGGGGGTTCTTGCCGAATAAGTGCAGCTCGTCGACCAGGACGACCGCGGCCTTCTTCCCTCCCACGGTGTTTTGATCGGCGGCCACTACTTTCAGCGTGGCACCGGACTCGCGGTGCGTGATCGTTCGAACGTGATCCTGGACATGCAGTAGCGCCGAAAGCTCTTCGTCGTGTTTGACCATGTCACGCGCCGGTGCGTATGCGTTGTTCGCCACCTCAATCGTCGGTGCCAGGATGATGAATTCGGCTGACTGGCGCCAATTCCGGATCAGCACAGTGAGCATGATCGCGGCGGCGATGGTGCTTTTTGCGTTCTTCTTGCTGATCAGGAGAAAGAACTCCTGGATTAGCCGTTCACCGGTGTTGGAGTTGTACGCCCCGAAAATGGCACCCGCCAGGTCACTGATCCACGGCGCACAGGATTCGCCAATTAAAGGGCTACCTGGGGCGTCGACAATCCGCAGATCGTTCAGAACCTGCATGCACGCAGCCGCCTCATCCGGAAACAGCGGCGAGAACGGTACCAGCGATTGTCGATTGATGATTCGCGATTCCCAGTCTGGGCACGCAGTGTCCCAGGTGGGTTCGTTCATTTATTTCACCGATCGCAAATTAGTAGGTGGAGGAGGTGCGGCGCCAAACTTACCTTTAGATGCTGTCTTCGCTGCGTTTTCCTTTTCTTCCTTTTTGCCGCCCTCGCCTTTGCGTGGATGGATGAAAGGCATCAGCGCTTTCGCCGCGTCCACCCGAAGCTTCGCGTCCGCGTCGTAGTCGTTCATGGTTGCGATCAAAAAAGCTTTCGGGTCCGTAAAGGTCATCGCCTTGGAAAAGTCGAAAGCGGATTCTTCACTGTTCTCATCGATATCCAGAACCGGCGGTTTCGCGCTTGCTGATCTGGAGAGCGCGTTAACATTTTTGTTAATGGGCGAGGACGCCAATGCAGCAAGAACATTCGGGTGTTTCGCCAACCGAGAACCGGCGACCGAGGCGCTGGAGGCCGCATATCCCGCGGCGATGGCAGCGTCTTTGTTGGACGCACCTCCCCTCACAGCGTCGACGAAAGCACGCTGCTTAGTTGTTAACGCCATTAACAAAAATCCTGTGCGGGGGAAAAAATCTGTCCGTGCGGGGGCGAGTGGTGACCGAGGCTAAACCTCCCACGGTTTTGACCCGCCCCCTCCCTCGGGGGTGGGGCAATGGCGTGCTACACGCGAAATCGAGAATGATTCGCGATTTCTGGCAAGGCGTCGCAACTTCACGCTCGCCCCGCTCCTGCAGCAGCTTCGACAGCAGTCTTAAGTTTGTGGCAGGGAACGCAGAGAGATTGAAGGTTCGCATCATCGTCCAGACCGCCGCGAGCACGGTTAACGATGTGATCCACCTCCAGTTGTAGCGTTACCAAGCCACAAGCCTGACATGTGTACTCATCACGCAAGAGGATAGCGGCACGCTTACGGCGCCAGGGGCGTCCCCCTCGGCCTGTCCCCCAGCCTGCTTCACCTTCCGGTCCGACTGGCAGAGCGAAGGACCTGCCTTCAAGTTGCTTCATTCGAGGCGGTAAAGTTTTAAGTCGAGGCATGCATGACTGACCTTTGGCGACACAATTTTCTGATTCGCGAAACGTGTCGCGACGAATGCTTTGATCGATCTTCCAGCTTTACGAAATTCCCATTCATCCACCTTCCTTGATAAATGCCCATCAGGGATTAAGGTGTATGGATGACCAATAGGGGGCCAGATCATGGGGGAAGTATTCATCGTTCAAAAACGACCCGCTCACGGTGTTTCGAACGGTTTCTACTATCGGATTGTCGACATCCGTACAGGGAAGGCGGTGAATCAAAATTTTTCACAGGCTGTACAGGCAGAAACCCATTGCCGTCACCTGAATGAAGTACTTGGTCGTCCCACCACAGCCGACTCTTCTGGAGTCAACCAATTGCCAGATTGGTAATTGGGCTCAACTTCCACTTACAGAGGCCGGTCGATCTGCATTTTCCGCCCCAATGCTCTTAGTTCAGCGTGCAGCAGAACCACGCTTTCACCTGTCCCATCATTCGCGGGGTCTCACTTTTCACCTCATCATGAGGAATGGCAGCAACCGTGCCCAGTGACAGATCTTCACCTGCTACGCAGCCATAAGCGCAGAAAGCCTCTTGATGTAGTCTGCGTATTGGACATGGATTGCATCACTGGTTTGTCCAGATAACACCAGAGATAGCTCTTCATTCTTCCATAGCCCACCAGCTGTGATGTTCGCCGAGCCGACCATAGCAGTGAATGACTCACCTCTGCGGCCGTAGTAAAGCTTCGTGTGAAGATAAGGGGTTTCCACGTTCAAGTGAGTGAGGCCTGGCCTTGCTTTTAACGCCGCCACGCAACCAACCTCTGCATGCGATGTGTTGGTGTATACCGCAATCCTAGCTCCTCTAGAAATAGCCCCATCAATCGTCGGGAGTACCTCGCTTAGGCCACACATTTTCATCCAGCCTGAGCAAATGACGATGTCGTCATATTGCTCAAAAATTTTCTTCAACACTGTTAGGTGGGATTTGCTTTTCCGAACGTTGCTGACGATTTGCAAGACGCGCGCTCCTTTCGTGTCTCCTAACTCTACCTTGATATCACTGCTGAAGACGAATCTACGCAATCCCCCAATATCATTTTCACGTGGTGAGTACAGTCGATTGCCCGCCGCTCACTTCATCAAATTCGGTTGCAGGATCACCCGGGCAATCATCACAAGGAGGCCCAACACGCCATAGGCAATCGGGGGCAATACCGCCTGAAGCGATGGCATCAGTTGCTCAGCCACGCCAAGGGCAGCGACTGCACCACCAGCCTGAACGCTGGTCATGCTCAGCGCTTGTTTCCAGTTGTCTATCAGTTGCATGGGTCACTCCTGCCGCTTGGGTAATTTGAAGTCAGTGAATCGGTCGGCTAAGTCGGCCACCTTCTTCACCCCCAAAGTGCCAATAACTGCGCCGAGGGCTGCAGCCAAACTTGATGGGAGGTTGAAGTATTCGAGCAGCGGGAATGCGCCGGCCGTGATCGCGCCACACAGGCAAGACTCCAACAAGGCTTGTCGCCGCCCTCCACCGCCGTAAATGACACGAAGGAAAGCAATCCAGCACGACAGCGTTGCGGCATAGAACATCGGGGCATGCTGGCTCAGCCAGGCCACAGCGATAAGCCAGGTGTCTGGTTTGTCGGGCATGTTCGGCATCTCGGATTCCTCCCTCGCGGGGAGAGGTATAGGTCCGGCTCCAACAGCACTCCCAGCTCGGAGCGATGGGTGTGGTGGAGCCGAAAACGAAAAAGCCCCGGCAAATGCCGAGGCTTAGAATGGATTCAGAAGACCGGCGCTGATCTTTGGCTAAATGGGTTCGCTCACTGGGACCTTCGAGAGAAATAGTGTCAGGTCTGCTGTTGGCACTTCAAACACCTGACTGCCACGCTTGCCTTCGAGCCGGATGCGCAGGCCAGAAGTAGCATGGTCCTGCAAATACTTGCGCCCTACTGAGATAACAGCCTTCTCGCTCAATGTACAAGTAGCTGATCCGCACTCAGCAGTGCGGTCGAACACATCGAGGGGCATCGTTTTGCTATCGGTGTCGATAGCCGAGCTCAACATCAGATAGTGTTCAGAAGGCGGGACGACTCGCATAGAGACAATGATTATTTTGTAAGCAGTATCCTTCCCCGACGCCGTGGCTAACAAACTTGCTGTTACACCCGCAACATTTCCGTGAGTGTTCCCATCATGGGTAGCGGTCCAGGGTCCAAAATACGAGGTCTCCTTGGTGAACTCATCCACTTCCACGTCAACCACCCGCTTGGGAGGCACCGGCGCTGCTACCTGTTGAACGTTCTGCTGAGACTGAACATTCCGACCCGAACACCCAGTTAGCAGCACCCCAGTTGCAACCCCAACGAGTACGGCCCGAATCAAGGCCGATCTGGCAACCACCATTTTGATGCTCCATATGAGTGAGACTGCGAAAGCCCCGATCATAGCTTGGGGCCATCTCGTCGAACAGCCAGCATAGTCTGACAATCGCCGCAGGAATGCCGAGAGTAGCCCGTTGAATAATGGGGCATATATATCGTCGTCATGGCTTAGCTTCGCACCAGAGGGCAATCTTGGCTGTGGAGTGTGCAGCACAAAAACAAAAAAGCCCCGCACGATGGCGAAGCCTTGGAATAGAAAGCAAAAAGCCCAGCGGTTGGCTGGGCTTTGCAAGTCGTGTCTCATAACGCGCAAGATCGACATGATGGGGCAAAATTACGATCATTCCGCCACTACGTCAAGCGGCATCAATGAAAATTTCTTCCCGATCGAATATCTCAGTCGCATGGATTACTGCGGCCTCCTCCAACGACTCCAGACGCTTGGAGATTCCGGTCTTCCAGCGCCGTCGTGTCGACTCTGGCTTACCTTCCATGTCCCAAGTGTTCATGTCGTAGAACTCGGCCGGCAGCACGATCATGTCGGTGGAACGCTTGCCGCCCTGGACGCCTTTGAGCTTCGGGATTGCCCAGGCAGTGAGAGCCTTATAAACGAACAGTTGTGGCGCCGGGGAAACCACACGGGCTACCAGGCGGCCGATGGCGGCAACCTTGTTGGCCTTGTGTGTCGAGTACTTGGCGACGAGCACATCCCATTGGGCTGGCTCAAGCTGGCGATGCAGGAGCGCGTAGAGGCAGCAGTCATAATCGAACTTGTCGCGCACTGACAGTGAACTACCGGTACCGCCTTGGCGAAGGTCAGCATCGATCAGTTTCTGCCACGACTGCTTGGTGCAGTTGTCGATGTTGTCGCCGGCCAGTACGCGGACCAGCGTGCTCATCACATCCTTATAGATGCCCATATCTCAATCCCCTTTAAACGACGAGCGGCCCGGCCCGCGACGATTTGGTTGCTGGTATTCATCAACGATGCAGCGTGTTGGGTTCTTGCCGACCAACTGACTGCGCTCCCGACGAACCATCCGACCAAGCTGGACTACCAGATCTTCGATCAGCAGCGGCTCCAGGGTCTGGGCATGAACGAAGCCGGATGAATGACAGCCGATGCAGTCGAAATCATGAAACACCCCCTTGATTACTCCCTTTCCGGCGCATGACAGGCACTCGGTCATTGGTATCAAACTGCGCACAAGGGCGGGTCCATACTGCTTTTTCATCATCTTTAAACCTCGCCTATGGTTGATTCTTGATTGGCCTCGTAGGCCTTATGTTGTGCGGCTTCCAGCGGATTACCGGAATCTCCGAATCTAAAGCCGGTCAATCCGTGAATCACGGTGAAACCCTTCTGATCTAGATGGGCGTGCCACTGCTCCAGGGCATCTCGCTTGCGCCCCATCACGTCCGACTGGATGTACACCTTCACGTTGTGACCCATGGCATGGTTGATCAGCAGCTCGCCGATCAGGTGGTCGATGCCGAGGTCTGCCCAACCGGTACGGGCCACCTTGCGCAGGTCATGGCTGGTCCACTCGCCCTGCCCCAACCGGGCAAACACGGCGCTGGCCTGACCTTCACTCAGGGCCTTGCCGTTGCGTGCCGGGAACAGGAACTGACCGTCGTAGCCCTTGGCGTTCTGGCCTTCGCGATAACTGACGAGCAGCGCGCACACTTGCTCGGTCAGTGGCAGGCGATGCTCAACACGGGTCTTGGTGTGCTCGGCCGGGATGAACCACTCGCGCTCAGCTAGGCTGATGTGCGACCAGCGCGCCTGCCGGGTTTCACCGATGCGCGTGCCATGGGAGAGCATCATCAGGGCGAGCATGGCGTCCAGCGGTGCGGCCTCGATGACAACGGCCAACTGCTCCAGCAGGCCCGACAGCTGCACCCCACGCAGGCGCGACGGCTTGATCCCGACCTTGGCCTTGGAGAAGTCGTTGAACTTGATGGTTGCCATCGGGTTGGCCGAGATCAGCCCCAGCTTGAACGCCTGCCGGAAGGCCAGGGCCAACAACTGGAAAACCGAGCGAACGTAGTCGATGGAAATGCTTTCCTGTAGCGGCCACATGAGCTGGCTGTCGAGGGTCGCCTTGTCGATGCCGGTCAGTGGCAGGTCACCCAGGCGCGGCATCAGGTGGCATTTGATGGCAGAGGCGCCGGTCTTCTTGCGCTTGCTGGAGAGGTTGCGGTCGCGGGACATGCGCTCGGCGTACCAGGTCAGCAGCTCGCCGACAGTGGCCCACTTCGACAGGTTCGCGCCGGTCCCGGCTTCCAGCCGCAGGCGGATGGTCGGCAGCGCCGCGACCACCTGCTTGGTGTTGAGGTCAGGGAAGGCTCCGATTCGCTTCCACTCGCCCTTCACCACCAGGTACCAGGACGCCCGTTCGCGCGCCCGGGTGAAGCGCAGGTACAGGCCGCGATTCTCGACGTCGCGCAGATCCCGGACATCCCCGGCAGCCTGCCGTTTGATTTCGGCGTCGGACATCTTCACGGCGGCGCTGGTCATGCAGCCACCACTGTAGGAGCGAGCCGAAGGTAGGCGCGGATCTGCTCCATCGTGTCGAAGTTGCCACGGCACACGACCGCCAGATAGCCCTGGGCATTGAGCTTGCGAATGCGCTCGTGCTGGCTGTCCGAGATTGCGGCGTCGTTCGGCGGCGTGGCCTTGAATTCGATGTACAGACCGAAGAACCCGCCGCGGGCCATCGGCAGGACCAGATCGGGGATACCGGCCTTCACGCCCTGGGCCTTCAACTTCGCAGCAACCGCCTTCACGCGGTGCCCACCATTCGGGACGTGAAAGATCAGGTCAGCCACTTCAGGCATGCGGGCGCGCAGCTCGGCCATTAGCGCCGACTGCTCCAGCCCTTCGCGGTCGACTGGCTTGGCTCGGGTGGTTCTGGTCTTGAACAACTTCATGGTTACGGGCTTCACTTCCGGTCACCCCGTGCTTTCCGGTACCGGTCGTTCAGACGACGGCACACTTCGTACAGCGCCCAACTGACAAGGATCATTAGGACGAGCAAAGTCTTTGGATCAATCATGCAGCCCCCTTCACGGTGAGAATGCCGGCCCGAATCAGGGCCTCATGTGTTTCGGCGATCGCGCGCGGCATGTCCTGCCAATCAACCTCGCCGGCGTCACGGCCGTCGATCACGTCGTGGCAGGCTTTGCACGCGTATACCGCGACAGTGTCGAAGCCCTTCATGCCCATGCCCTTCTGCCCGCACGGCAGATGCGCGAGAACCGTCGTGGCTGGGTTGAAATTGCAGGTGCCCGGCAGGCGGACAGTGCATTCCTGGCCATTGGCCGAGGCGCGGAGTTTTTTGGAGGTCACGCGCATACCCGCTCCCCCGTAGTGATATCGATGACTTCGCAGGTGGATGGCCACATCGACTGGCCGAACCGCAGAGCTGCTGCCGAGTCCGAAAACAACGCCACTGCGCGATCAGGCTGATAGCCCAGATCCCACTTGTAGCCGCAGCTGTGCACGGCAAAGCGGTACTCGGCTGGGTCAGTTGGCGCGAGATACGGGTTAGGCATGGTGATCACCTCCCACGGCACGCGGCGAAGGCGTCAAACCGAAGCGGCGCAGGAGCTGCTCCCGGGCGGACCGCCCGTCAGTGGGAATGCTCATCCGCGCCACCTGGGCCTGCGCAACTCGCTCGGTCAGCTCGGAGGCCCACTCGACTTGGGACTTGCTACCGTCGTGACCGATACCAACGGCGATCTCTTCCAACGGAAGCCCCTTCACCAGCCTGCGAATCGTGATGTCGTAAGCCCGATCGAAAACCTTGCTGGCTTTCTCGGGAATCTGGTCGCAGAGGTTGTGGATCTCACATTGGAGCGCTGCGTGCCGTACGGCCGGATGAGACCAGGTGCGCTCGCCAAACCGACTCGGGTGCGAGTTATCCAGGGCTTCGCGAAAGGCCTTGTCATGCGAAGGGATACCCAGCATTTCAGGGGTGGGCTGGCACCACTTGATGAACTTCCCGACGCTGGGTGCGAAGTCGCCGCCGAGGTTTCGACAATTCTGGATGCCGTACCGGATCTGCTCGATCTGGTTGATGCCTTCGGCGAGGAACGCTTTGATCCAGCTACGCTTCGCCGCGTCCAGGGTTTCGTCGTCTGGCCACGCCTGACGCCAAGCCGGAAAGATGGCCTTGAGTTCCTTGAACAGTGCGTTGACGACTTCGGCGGTCCCCGGGGCGAGTTGAGTCGGTACCGACGGAATCACCGGCGGCAGATTGCCCATCGTTTGTAGGAGCATGGTGGCGCTTTTAAGGGTCGGCTTTTTCGCGGGTGCGTTCATCACAAACCTCCAAGGTCGTCAGCCCAACTGGTGCTATCGAAATCAGGCGCCTTGCCCTGGCCCGACGCTTTAACGCGCTCACGCTTCACCCACTGCACAAGCCGGTAGCTCCACCCTGCGGCAGAGTCGGCAGTGGCAGGCTTGGCGACGAAGAATCCCTTAAACGCTCGAATGGCCGCATCCGGCACAGCGTCGGCAGGCAGGCCAGCGATCGTGATTTGATCGGACAGGGACTTAGCGTCCGGCACCCAGAGAGCGAACATGGCGAAGCGCTGATCGGGTGACTGGCATTCGGCAGCGGCTTGCTCCTGTCGCAAAATTTCTTCGGCCAACTCGCGCTGCAACTGCTCTTCGGTTACCTGATGGTTAAGTGACGGATTGGGTGCAGATTCTGCACCCCGTTCTGTCCCAGGCTGCACCCCGTTCTGTTGTGAGTTGCACCCCGTTGCGTCATCTGCACCCCGTTTTGTACGGGGTGCAGGATTTGCACCCCGCGATAGTTGGAGGTCGTACACGACTGGACGGCGGTCATGACGATCAATGTGCACGGCGGCAATGGCTTGGTTGCCCTTCTGGATCAGGCCGACCTTCTCCAGATCGTCCAGCTTGTAGCGAACGGTGCGTTCGGAAAGGCCGGTGTCTTGAGCCAGGGTCGAGGCCGATGGGAATGCACCAGCGCCGTTCGATCCGGCGTAGTTGGCCAGGCACAGCAATACATGACGTGCGCTTGAGTCTTTCAGGGACTCGGTGGGCAGAGAGAGCGCCCAGGACATTGCTTGAACGCTCACAACGAGTTTCCTTGGAGTTGTTCGGCTAGGGTGGTGATGCCGCGGCGAGTGACCATGACCTGCTCGACGACTTTGAGCTCTTCGCGCTCGGTACCGACCTTCACCAGCTTGTGCTCAAGCAGTCCGGACGACAGGCGCGGTTGAAACGCAGACCAACTGGAGTGACTGGTCCGGCGATAGATCCAGCGGTTGTCGCTAAGCCACTTGAATAGCCGCAGAGGCGCAACACCAAGTTGCTTGGCAGCGCTGGTGATGCACACCGAGGCATGGGTATTAGCGAGTCGATTCAACGCTTCGACCTTCGGCGCCTGCTTCTGGATGACAGCCTGAAGCTGAAGGTTTTGCTCTGCCTGGTCGGCCGCGAGCCTGAGGGCTTCAGGGAGAGTTTGCGGAACCGTGACAACCTGTCGTGACACGTTTTCGAGTTCGCCTAGACGTGTCACGACACGATGGCGAAGCGGAGTGCTGTAGCCTGTGAGCAACGTCATGACCAGGTCGTGACTGAGGAAGTATTCGGTTTGAGCACGGTTACGCTCATCCCGGTAAATGCATCCAAAAGTGGATACATCGATATTCAGTTCGGCAAGGTTGCGCTTGATGTCGCGGATGACGTGGTGATGGTGCTTGCCAGTAAGATCGGCGATCTCACGGCTCGACATGGTGACCGTATTGCTTGGAGCGAAGATCGTGTTCATAATGGCCCCACTGTGTTTTACAAGTTGTTGAAAGAGCCGGGTTGCAGCCCGGCTTTTTTGTGCCTGCGATTCAGGCAGCCTTGAGCGACTCGCGCAGAACCTGAAGCGCATCGATCGCTTCAAGGATTGCTTTCTCGCCTTGGGCTTTTTCGTGCTGGCTGATGTGGTTGTCCGCCGCGGCATCGAAGATCAAGCGGCCTACGTCGCCGCACTCAGCCGACAGGTGACCGAGCGCTACCATCAGCGGCTTGGCAGTAGGTTTCTCGCGAGCAACCAGGTCGAAACCGAACTGATCAGCAAGAGTCGCCAACGGGCGCATGTCACCGGTGTGCAACAAGATCCCGAACAGATGTTCGATGGTCAGATGGTGAGCGTCGTTATCAGGGTTCGAGCGCTGGAGCAGGCTCACATGCGGAACACCCATCTTGGCGCTCAGCGACTTAGCTTCGTTGTCCTTGACCGCGTCGTGGCAGGCCCGCAGGAACTTGTCCATTCGTAAAACCTCATTTCTGTTTCCGTGGTGGCGTTATGCCAACCAGGCGATCATTCGTTCATCAACTGATCACGGATGAGCCCATGACCCTTTTTTCTCTCTGGCCCCGAATTAGGTGCCAGCCCCGCCTGGTCCAATCTCTGCTGTCGCGGCACCTAATAAGGGGCCGGACCATTACCTCGAAGGGAAAATTGAGACCACGTTGTCTGCCTGGGCCCCTTGAGCGCGTTGAGCAGCGAGACGGCTTCGCAAAATGGCGTTATCTGCTGCAAGGCGTGCTGCGCTACGCCGCTCAACCCCGACTACGCGATCTGCCATCTGAAGAATCCGGTCAGCGAGTTGATCCATGCCGATCCCGACCTCATCAGCCCACTGTTCAAGCTGGTCCTTCTCGTCCTGCGTGTACTGCCCTACTTCCGGTATTGCAGGCATTGTTGCCTCCTCCATGGCCTAGTCAGGCTCTGAGCTTTTTGTCGTTGATCTGGGGATTAGCGTTCTGCTCGCGCCTGGCCTGCAGCGCTGATCGAATGAGTTCGCGTGCCAGTGCGCCGGGCTGCATTTTCAGCTCGCGGGCCAGCTCGCCCAGCGCCGGGAATCCCTCAAGCTCGTTGTCGTCGATCAAGGGGAAGTAGCCGTAATCCTCTTTGAATCGCAAAGCAGCCAACGTGAGATCGCGAACCAAGGCGCCCGGTTGAGTCTCCCGCTCCAGCGCTTCCGCCTTGATGGCGTCGTAGGCGTGGTCATTCAGGCGCGACTTCAACTGGTGGGTGTTGCGATGGTTCTTGTTGTCGTAGGCCATGGATTCGCTTCCGCAGTTGAGAGTGACGGGGTTAGGCGGCGGCTTTCTTTGGGTGAGCTTCCGCGAGCAACCAAGACGGCTCGAACGGCTTTCCATTGGCGGCAGCAAGAGCAGCAATTCGCTCGGCATAGCGCGTCTCACCGGTGTATTCGGTGCGCGGCAGGCAGTCAGCGGTAAGCCACTTGTAAACGGCCCGAGGAGACTTTCCGCAGGCCAGGGCAACCATCGGCACGCCGCCAGCGTCATCGATCGATTTCTTTAGCGGCCGCATAAGGCCTCCGAGTCATTTATGAACTTACAGTACATATTATGTCGGAACTGAAAGTACATGCAAGGCCGTGCGATGCTGAACCAATGGTTCAGATAGAAGAAATTCGCGCAGCGTTCGTTGCTCGCCTCAAAAAAGCGTTATCCGCCCACGGCATTGACCAGTGGGGCGCTGGCGCTCGGCTGGCAGAAATAGCAAAAGTCACGCCTAAGGCTTCGAGCAAGTGGCTAAACGGTGAGACCTTGCCAGGGCCTGCCAAGATGAACGCTATTGCGGGCGCGCTTGGTGTAAAAATCGAATGGCTTCAGCATGGTGCCGGTGACGAGCCCAAGTTTTCAAAGCTCGCTGAAGTCGAAAGTGGCGATAGTGAGAGTCACCCCCAATCGGCAGCGGATATCGTCCGGAACATGCTTTCCAAGCAAGGGAAAGGATTGTCCGATGATGCTCGCAGGCGATTACTTGCAGTTGCAGAAGCTGATGATGGCGGCGGTGTCATCGAGGTCGACTACTATCGACCAGGCTTGGCCGGTGATGAGGTGTGGATTGCGCATTACGACGTCCGTGCCGCTATGGGTGGCGGGCAAATTCCACACGATTATCCGGAGATGCTCCAGGATGTGAGGGTAAGCCCGCAACATCTTCGCGAGATGGGAGTTGAATTCAAGGAACACTTCCATCTCAAGATGGTGACAGGGTGGGGTCAGTCAATGGCGCCAACGATCAAACACCGCGACCCGCTCCTCGTTGACATCAGCATCCGTGAGTTCACGGGCGATGGGATCTACATGTTCTCTTGGGAAGGTCACCTCTACATCAAGCGGCTTCAGTGGTTGGGTGACGAGCAGATCACCATGCTCTCGGACAACCCCCGGCACCCACCGCAAACAATCAGGGCTGAAGACACCTACATTCAGGCTCGGGTGCTGCTGGTTTGGAATGCGCACCTGGTCTGATGCCGCATCATTGGCAGGTGGTCTCGCGCAATGCAGGTGTTAACCCGGTTAACTGTTCTCCGGAGAACCATTAGAGGTATGGAGGGGCACCTGATTCTCGGGTCTCCAATCTGGAACGAGGGCTTATGGCATGGCGCACTCACTTCAATACCAGATAGGGGAATCCATTCGCACCATCGAGGCCGAGGTTGGAAAGCTGCTCGACCTGGCAACAACGCTTAAAGAAGTAGGGAGTGAGAGCCTGGCAGTGGATGTCTCGCTCCAAGCTCATAAGCTGCTTCAGGTTGCGATTGCACTGAGAATCGCGATGGCGGACTAAATGCCAGATATCCATGCTGATGAGGATCGGCTGGCTGCGCTGGCGATGAGATGAGGGCGGGAAGGATCGTGCAGGGTGAGGGCTGAGAAGGTTGCGCACCCGAGACAGGTAACTTGCAAGCAAGCGGCGCACTTAACAATCAGAAATATCAGGGACTGAAAATGTTTGAAATCTTAGGAAGCGATGCGTTCCTCGGCCCCCTTCGTGATACTGACGCCGCGGGGGAGAATGCGATATTCCGTGGCAGGATAGCAATAGATGGTGAATCTTCTCGCTGTTATATAAAACCCTTCCCTGCCGAGATCGCTCTCAAGGGCGGAAAAACGACCGAGAACCGGACAATAATTGGCGAGGCTTTGGGTCATGTTCTTGCTGGCGTGTGTGGATTCTCGGTTCCGAGGGCGGCGGGGGCGATAATTCTGCGCCGTGACCAGATCCCAGATAATGCACTTCAAAAGCTCACGGATCAGACCCCAGGCGGCGTAGCCCAGGATGAGTACGTGGCTTGGTTTTCGGTCGACATGAGACAGGGTTCTTTAGTGGTTGGATGCCCTTCCGACGCTCCAGAGCTTATGCGCCAGCGGAATTTTTCACGGCTCGCGACGGAACTCGCAGTAAATAAAGTGACCCCTGCAATTGTTTCTTTTGATGAATGGACCGAAAACAGCGATCGCCATTTTGGTAATTTGCTGGGCAGCTCCAGCGGGACGCTGATTTTGATAGATCACGGAAGGCTATTTAGGCATCCTTCTTGGGATCCGCGCGCATTAGAATCAAGCCCGCTTGAGCTACGCAATGCGCTCAAAGAACTGATCGACAGCATGATTCCGAGCTGGAGCACCAAGACCCCTACGAGATCCGCCAGGAGCCTCGCGTACAACGGTTTTTCAGTGGCTTGGAAATCCAAGGGTAAAGACCAGGCCGAAACCGTATTGACTGAATTCATGGATCAATCTGAAGTCACACAAGTGCTAGACTTCTTAGGTTCTAGGCTGGAGCCTCAACATTATTCGTCTCAGGTAGGTCTCATCATATGACTATCCTCGCCAGATTAAAGCAGAGAGTCGCTGAAGCGCCTGTCCCGCAAGGTGTGAGTGGTCATTGGCGATCAGTGCAAATGTGCATGGACGAGGACACCGGCGAATTCCTGAATGTAGGTGTGGTTTTCTCCTATCAAAACAAGGTCGAGGTGCGCATGCTCGACACCTTTGATCGGGTAAAATGCCTGTATGGCGATCATCTCAACTTGAAAGAATTGACTCATTACCTTCACGACGTGGAAGAGTTTATTTTTGCAAGCCGGACTGATCTGCCGAGCGAAATCAGCAGCAACGTTCGACTTGGTCCGCGCTTATTTGCATCTGGCACGACGCCGGAGAATGTTGTGAACGAGTTCTTTGATGATGTCGTAACCCTTGGTCGCCGCAAAGGGTCAGCGAAGAACGAAGCATTCCGCTACACCTCTACCCCAAAACTTCGAGATAGCCTCTTCCAGATCATGAGGCAAAAAATGGCGTTGAGTGCATCTTCAATTATCCAAGAGGAGCGTTACCGCCTTCGGTTAAAAAGCGGAACTCTTGATGTTGACGCCCCCCTACTCAGTTCGTCCGCTGTGGGGTCGGTGGTTTCGGTATGGTACAAAAGCCCAGTGGTAGCGGAAAAAAATATATTACAAGCATCGTCAGACTTGATGCTTGTGACAAGCAATACGGACCGCAAGGGCTCCCTCTCAATTCTAGTTCCAACAGAAAGAAGCGGAATGGACAGTGTTGAATATAAAAGGGTTGCTGATGTGGTTGAGAAGCAGCTTGATCGACTTGAGAGATCCGGCGTCGAAATTATTCGCGCACCATCAACTGACGAACTTGCAATGCAGACCATCAATTGGTGGTCGTCGCGAGTGGCGTGAGAGTTTGCTTTCCAGCCCGGACCAGTGCCGGGCTTGTTTATTTCCGTTCAGCGCCACCCATGCACTCCGCAGTACTGGCAAAAGAGGTCCCGGCTTGTTGCGCCAGTTTGCGCCACTCGTCGCTACTAATGAGCCCCGTACGCTCCATATGGTCTGCCATTCTCAGCAACTTTTCATAGCGGGCCTCGGCACTTATAAGGCTCAAAGGCATAGCGAACAGCTTCCGCCAGTTGTCTAGCGCCTGATTTTTCAGGTCATCCTTCATAGATCCCATATTAACTTCCCTGTTCCGAACGACTCAGCTAGCAGCTCCTAAATCCTTTGGATCTTATCACTTACCTGGCTTGTCGTATCAGCTTGCAATCCTACAGACACTGACTAGGCTTCTTTCAGCTGAAGGACCAGCCCCCGGTACAAAAAACAGCCCGCCCCGTGCGGGCTTTTTCATGTCCATCCCTCTCTCCCTAGCAATGGTGGCTGTTCGCCATGGTAGAGTTAGGGGTCAATCCTGGAGGGAACCAATGAAATCGAAAATTGCCTTTTTCCTGATCGCGTCGTGCCTGGCAGCATCAGCTGTTGCGGCTAAAAAAACAGGCGAGCCAACACCATGGACGCAAGAGCCAGATAGCTTCATGGGAATTAGCTTTGACAAAAAGCTCGTTTACTCTATTCCCGAATGCCCATCTGGGTATCAGCCGCCCAAGGAGATGTGTCACGACGCGCCTTACCAGGGACTTTATACGATTAAGGGGACGCCTTCGATTGGTCTCATTGGGGGTTATGGACTGTCCGCAATGGCGAAGACCGGCGCTGTCGACTCCTTCTATCTAACAACCCAATCCGAAGACTTCCCTCGGCTTGTGCAGATATTTATCACCAAATACGGACAGCCGACGAAGCGAACAACCGAAATAATAAAAACAAAAGGCGGTGCAGAATTTACTAACGAGGAGCTGCAATGGCTGGGTAAGAAGGTAGAAATCACCCTGAACAAGTATGACGGCGACATCGATACCAGCGCCGCTAGTTTGCGCACCGTCGCTTCCAAAATACGAGCCGTCCAGGACGGCGGACAGAAAATTCAGGACGCGGCTGGAAAGTTATAGCCATCCGCCAAATGAAGCCCGCCGCTGAGCGGGCTTTTTTACGCCTTCAGAAAGGCGCGACCTCCTCCACCTCTAGTGCACCCTCCACTTCTACAGGCCGGTCCTCTTCTTGGCTCGCCTCCCATCTCAGTGTCACCGACTCATCGTCGTTGAACGTCATGTCTATGCCGTCCGTTTCGGATAGCAAGCCCATCACCTCATCCCACTCCCGATCCCCATCTGTATCCAGGCGATGAATCGTCACCCATCGCTGAGTCTGGGCAACAGGGTGATTGATCATCGACGACACGCGCAATCCAAGCCTTTCAATCCCGCTGATCTTTCGGCGCTCAATTGGTTTTTCCTGCTTCTTGGGCTTTGCCATTCTCACCTCCTAAGCGCTGTATATCCATCCAGTTGTCAGAGAGGATAGCGAACCATTGGTTCGCGGTAAATCCCCCTACAGGCATTCGTGCGAGACCCTACAAATCTGAACACTCTCAAAAATATGTACTTTTGGTACTTGACCATGTGTGAACCTATAGTTCATATTTCACCCATCGCAGCCCGGAACCCAATCAGGTGCCAGCTGCGAAGGGCCGAGAGGTCTGACGCTCTTTAACAGTTTGAAGACGAACCCTGATTGCGATCAGGGAACAACAACGCAACACGGCCTGCTTCCGTGTCCGGTAACTCGGCACGCAAGGTTCGCCGCTGATGGACAGCATCACTTCTGCACCTTGGCGACAGGGTGCAGCGGGATGTAACCCAACCTAGAGGAAACCCCCATGTTCGGTATTGGTAAGAAGTTGTTCGGCGCAAAGCGCGCAGTCAAGAAGCTGGAAAATCGCGACCTGATGCAGGCAATCGTCGGCGGCTGCCTGCTGGTGGCGGCATCGGACGGCGAGATCAGCAAGAACGAAGCGGCCCAAATCGATATCCAGATCCGTGCCAACAAGGCGCTGGAGCACTTCGGCTCCGAGATCACCAGCACGGTCAACCTGTTCACTGAGCAGTTGCAAGCTGGTTTCCGCCTCGGGCGCATGAACATCCTGCGCGAGATTCGCGACATCAAGAACAACCCGGCTGACGCGGAAGAGGTGTTCGTGAACATGCTCACAGTTGCCGAGGGCGACGGCAACATCAGCCCCGAAGAGCTGAAGGTTCTCGGCGAGATCGGCAATGAGTTGGGCCTGCGCCTCAAAGACTTCGGTATCGACGCGTGAGCACGCGGCTGCGCAAAGTGCTGATCATCGCCGGGGCGACCTTCACCCTGGGGCTGCTCCTAAACAGCCTCGCCAATCGAGGCGCCTGCTCCTACTACGGCTACCAGACCGACAGAGAAACCAAGTACGCCGCGTTCGTTGGCTGCATGGTGAAAGTGTCCGGCAACTGGGTGCTGCGGAGTGAGCTGCGCGCCGTTCAGTAGCCATCACTTCTGCCCATTCACTGAGTGGGCAGCGGGATGACAACCGATCAAGCACGGAGCACCAAATGAACGAACAAACGATTCAAGCCCTGATGCACGACCACATCGCTCGCTTTTCCGCGAGTGAGCGCCCAGCAGAAATCATCTCTGCGAACGTGGAAAAGATGTTCACGGACATCATCAAAGATGCTTTCAGCTCGTACAGCGATATGGGCAAGTTGGTGAAGGAAGCCATCAAGCAGGCGCTCCCGTCGAACGTCGAAAACCTTTTCGAGCTGTCCCGCTACAACGACCTCATTGCGACCGCAATGAAGGCTCAATGGGAATCATCGGGCGTGACTGGCGAAATGCTGCGCCGCTCCCAAGCCGCGATTGACGAGGCCCTGAAAGACGACATCGTGCCGGCGTTCGTAAACCTCAGCGACTTGCTGAATGCGTTCGTCGAAGAGCACAAAGAACGCGCTACCGATGAACAGTGGGAACGACCGCACATCACTATTCGCGAGGATGAAAACAGCTACAGCAGCATCAGCAAGCACATACACATCTGCTTTGACCCCCAACCAGAAGAGCGCACTTCCGCGGCCCGGTACTCTTCTGACCGCAAGCGTAGTGAGTGGGAGCTGGCAAACCGGATCAGCGTCAGCATCCGCGGTCAAAACGAACAGGGCTATGACTTCGGCGAAGCCTATAGCGCGAAGTTGGAAGGCAAACCGATAGGTCGCAACTTCATGATCTACAAACGGTGGGAAAAGCTTACCGCTGCACTGTACTTCGGTGGCGCCCAGTTGGTGATCGATTGCGACGAGCACGACTTCTGCTACGGCCTTTACGACTGAACAACCAGCGCTACGTCAGCCTGACGATAACAGCCCGAGCACCTGGTTCTCCCCAGCACCAGGCCGCATCGGAGAGTGATCGAAGCGTGCCCAAGCGGGCTGCAGCGCTAGGATCCCAAAGCCCCGTAAATCTCCTGAGCCGGATCTGCCGGCCAATACCAGAAACGCGGCGGGAAACAAGCAGGGGTTGCGCCCTGGTGTTTCGATCACTCTCCGATGCGGACGATTCTGCACCGCGCAATGCGGCCCCCGCAGGTAATACCAGATATAGGCGAGCGCCCGCCAAGATGCCAACGGCGCGCATCAGAGGATGACCATCATGAAATAGACCATAGCCAGAAGATCACTGCATCTGTGAAAGGCCCGAACGTCCAACGGGCCTTTCTTTTGCCCCGCCTTTATCCGTCAGCACTCTCCCCTGCGCCCAACGGCAACCAGAAGGAGGACCGAGTGCTGACGAATACACGCAACCCCACCGAGGAATCGACATGCATCCATCACTTCAACAGCGAGTCGACGGGGTTGCCGCCCTGCGTGCTCGTACAAGCATTGCCACCGCCGCGTTCTACGCCATGATCGGCCAGGAGCTGCCCGTGCAAAAGATTCGCTACCAGGTCGTCACCAAGGGCAAGGCGTACCACATTATCGAGTTGGCCACCCGCAAGGTGAAGGGCTTCCGCTGGACTTGGAAAGAAGCCGTGAACTTCGCCCAGCAACTGGAAGCGCGCGCCGACGGCATCAAGGTCTCACTGTCAGGTGATCGGAAATGATCGGCGTACCAATGCCCAACCCGCGGGACTCGCTCATTGCGAACCTGAACCAGCAACTCGATCAATTCTTCGGAGCCGGCCGCACAGTGCAGGAGATTGCCACCGGCGTCACCGGTGAAAAAGACGCTATGTTCGGCACCTCTCACAGCAACAAGCTGCGGATCGGGCGCAACAAGCAGGCGCCTCGGTTGAAGGAGCTAGCCGACGCCGGCAAGACCGTCATCGAAGCAGCGAAAGAGATGGGCATGGAAACGAAGCGCGCCAGGCTCATCGCCCGCGAGAACAACATCAATTTCCCGGGGCCGCCGTGAGACGCATCAGCAACAAAGTGCGTCAGCGCCGACGACAGACATGGCTGGATCTACCAGCCCACGGAATTGAAGAGGCAGGCTATGGCCAAGAGCAACGCGGAAATTCAGAGGGACAAGCGCGCCAAGGAGAAGGCATTGCTCGACCGGATCGGCGCCGAGAAGCGCACACTGATTGTGTCGAAAGCGCTCGCTGATGCACTTCAGGTGCTGGGTGAGCGCCACGACTTCGAGGAATGGCAGGAAACGGTGTCAACGCTCTTGATCAACCTCGCCGCCATGCCATTCGAAGCGTCTGCCTGCTTCGCCAGCATGTCGCGACCTAAAATTGTTGTTTCTGAAAAATGGTCGCGACAGCTTGATGAGTTTGCAAAGACGGGTTTAGCGGTTTAAGGGCAAGTTACTCAGTTCTACGCAGAACGCTTTTCAAGCTCAATATTTGACCATAGACGGCTACACTGAATCATTTTCTCACGCCAAGGTTTTATCTGATCATCGAGAGATCCATCATGATCATCAACGAAGCCATGCTTAAGAAGTATGTCCAGATAAACTACATATTCAGCTGTAAACATTGCAGAATACCATAAAAGAAGGCGTTCGCTTTCAGACAGCTGAACACGCAACATCCTCAATGCAAATATCTTAAAATCTTCACCAGACTTTTCTCTCAGTATAAAGTCAAGCACTAGAAACACTGAATCAACATATAAACCTACTGACGGCCAATTGAATCTCCTCCACTCCTTAAACTTTCTCTCCGCCGACTCGAAAATTTCAAGATCATTTGAGCCCGATATCTGCGTACGTAGGCGTTTAGCGAGATCCACTCTCAATTGAATTAAAGCAGAATGCTGTGCCTGGTGACCGTGAGCGAATACAGCAGGGGCCAAGCCAGCTGCTTCAGTTGCGACAATTTTTGTGCTCAATGCATTTTCATTCATTAATCCGATGAGCTGAAACAATCGTTGCTCTACCAACTGCTCATCGTGCCTACGCTCGCTAGCTTCATTAGCAACAAACTGAGTGCGCAAAGTGATCAACAAAGCAAGAAACGCAAAGAAAGATAATATCGGATTTAATACACCACCAAAATAATCACCAAACTGCCCCCACTTTTCTTGGTCATTAACTATGTAAGTTGAAAACACCGTCACATATCTTCCGGCAACACACAGAATAACAATGAACGCAAAAAATGCAGCGCAACACAGCCAAGCTTTTACCTTCGCATCCTTATCCATTATCGTCCCCCCCCCAAAATTGCCTGACCCTATCCCACTTCAACGAATCACGCCAGCCGGCGAGGCAATCGGCTGCCTGGAGCACCACTATGCCCATCATGGTCAGCTACGGCGCCGGGACCAACAGCACCGCAATGTTGGTCGAAATGGTTCAGCGCGGCGAGCACGTTGACGTCATAACCTTCGCCGATACCGGCGGAGAGCGCGAAGAGACCTACCGTTATCTGGAAATGTTCAGCGCCTGGCTTGTCAATCGCGGTATGCCTGAAATTATTCGGGTAACGAAAGGCGGAAAGGTCGAGACGCTGGAGGAAAACTGCCTCCGCATGAACATGCTTCCGAGCGTCGCCTACGGTTGGAAGTCCTGCTCGCTGAAATTCAAGGTCGAGCCGCAGGAGAAGTTCGCCAACAACTGGCAGCCTGCCAAGGATGCCTGGATTGCCGGCGAGAAAGTGATCAAGTGCATTGGGTATGACGCTGGTGAGCCCCAGCGCGCCAAGTTCGACGAGGACAAGAAATATAAATGGCGGTACCCGTTGATCGAATGGGACATGGGCCGCGAGGAGTGTATCGAATCCATTCGTTCTGCCGGCCTGCCACTTCCAGGTAAGAGCTCCTGTTTCTTCTGCCCCAACAGCAAGATCCCCGAGATCCTAGCACTACCGCCTGAGCTGAAGCTGCGAGCTATCGAGATGGAAGCGAACGCCGACTTGACCTCGATTGCTGGACTTGGACGTCGCTGGCGGTGGGCCGATCTGCTGCGTTCGCACCAAGAGCAGATGGATATGTTCGACCAGCCAACCGATATGCCGTGTGGTTGCTACGACGGCGGCTGACCCGCCATCAGCAACACTTGACTTGTGGATAAGAAATTAACCAACCTTACCAGGTGAGAATCCCGTTTTAGCTAACTCATTTGACTGACGTATAACTTCATATGCTCTCTTAACACTGTCTGCATCTGAATCAACGCCTGAAATCGTGACATGCATTTCCCTAATGATCTGCTCCTCTAATTGCTCTAGCAAATAATGATAAGCACCAGGCCCCTGTTCATCAATAAACTTAGCGTAATAAGGAAGCGCGGTCTTCAGCAGTTTTATAGTTTGCTCTTGATCCATAAAATCTTTAGGGCCTATTCCACATTTTATAGAGTTCAGCCGCATAATCGCTTGAAAAATTATTGTGCTGTACGCCAGATAGGATGCCCACAGCATTTCGTTGACAAACGGTCTAGCCTTTGACGCTGGCAACTGCTCTTGAAAATTCCTAGGATCAAAATGCTTGTCGAACATCGCAAAGGCATCCCGAATCCTCGGGTCATGCACTGCTGCTTCGGCAGCAGCCTCAAATTTTACAACGGAAAGAATGCTCGAAATAAATTTTGCAGGCGAAAGTTTTAAAACAGAACTCCAAATATCGTCAACAGCCTGTAAGCGCCGTGAGTCCAAGCTTGCCTGCCTGCTAGCTAAAGCTGAAATTGCGCCGCTCCTAAGAGCTGCAATTTCTTGTCCCCTTGAATTCAGTTCTGCCTTAAATCGATCTTCTGAAATTCGCATTTCAGATCTATATGATTCCAGAATTTTTGCAAACTCGCTTTCAACACTGCGAGTTAGTCGAGTAACAATAAGATTCTTCAGCAACCAAATCGCAGCCGAGATCAGTAATACCGTTCCACCCGACGCCAAAAAAATGTCCATGATCTTCCCCTCGAAATTTGGAAACTATAACGACGAAGGTGTCCCCATGCCCACAGAAAACAAACCGGCCGAGCCGTTCCAGCGCGAAGACCGCTACATCGTCATCAAGCGCAGCGACATTGAGCGGCTCTCTCCTGGAGATCGCCGGGTTGCTACTAGGCAGTTGCGCGACCTTCACGAGGAGCTTTTCAAGGCCGGCGCCCCTGCCCGTTCTTTTGTTGTCGTCGAGGATGACTGGCCTGAGTACCACCTTGCGTGGGCCATGATTGAGCACCGCATGGCCGGTAAGCCGGTTCCAGACTTCAATCTCTGGCGCCGCGCTGATGAGTTGCAGCAGCGCCTGAACGCAGCGGATCAGCGGATTGATGAGCTGACCATCCCAGATGGCTACTGCGTCATGCCCACAAGGCTGACTGCCGAGAACGGCGCCAAAGCTCTGCTGCTTGGTGAGTTCAAGCTGGAAGTCACGTCCGAATGCCCTGATTGCCGCGATCTGGATGAGCCTTCAGAGGGTTGTGAGATTTGCGACGGCGAGGGGGAATACGGGCAGCAGCACATGATCCCATGGGATCAAATCAAATTCGTCTACAGCGAGGCCGTGAAGGGCCTGGCGAAAAACCCGAACACCCCGCTGTAAATGCCTCCCCCTTCAAAGTCAGCCGCTATAGCGGCGAGAGCCAACAACATCCTCTATCAAGCTTGGCCTATGCGGTGGGACGGAGCGAGCTATTCCTGAATAAATTGTGTTACACCCGCCTGTGTCAGTGGGTGTCTTGCGGGAACCAAGTGCTGCGGAAAACTGGAACCCAGCTGCTCTACCTCGAATATCTATCTCGAATACCGTGTTATATTTCAAAAAACATCTACTTATAATTAATTATAACTAAGATTTTCGCCGATAAGAATGTTCTACATTTGCGCCCGACGCAACAGAATTGATAAATGATCGTATGCCATTTCTCATCTGCCAGGTCATACCATTGTAAATCGGAGAGCCGTTTTTACATGAAAAATTAGATAGCCGCTCCAAAACGCTAGCCATTTTTGGCAACGCATTTTCAAAATTTTCCAAATTAATACCCGTTGGCACACCATCACCTAGGAAAAATTGCAACTCGTCATCCTTCAACATAGAGAGCTGAATTTGACCTGCTAACCAACTGCACCCAGACAGCCATACACAAATCTCCTGATCATTAGGCAGCATTTGCTTTCTCGAGAGACTCTCTAATTTACGGTACTCGTCATGCCAGATTACAACCTGATCATCCCCTATCGGACTAAATGGAATAAATATATTTCTATTATTAGGAAACATCTTTTCATACAACTCGTTCCTTCTAATAAAACCAATATTGAAATCTTTCTCCATCCCATCCAGATGCCTATTAAAAAGATCATAATGCGAGACATAAATCTGCCATCTATTTTGCCGAGCACTATCTTCCGATTGCTCCTTGGAAGTTTTCGCTGCCTGCCATGCTGCATAGGCAGCAATGGCTGTAGCCACCGCTGAGATACCACCGAAAACATCCGTAACTTTTACAGACCAAAAATCTCCACTGGGGAAAACTTTCCCCCAAATTGCTCCACAGATGAAAACCAGACAAACACCCATCCAGACCATCGTATCTCGACTCATGCAAATCTCCAGTACAACTTCAAGCACTGCCTAGAGGCAGGCGTCATTACGATGATGCTCAGCTCCTACTAATCAGGTGTTCTGGCACTGGCTAGCAAAGGCGGACACATTTATGAATCATAGACGTTCCTCTAGGCCCGAATGGGCGGCTAGATAGCTAACAGGGCTGGACGACTACGAACTGCTCGCGTTTGATCGGAAGTCGTGTTGACTGGAAATAAACGCGGTTTCGAACACCAACGTAATAATTAAAATCCGCTCCTAACAGCCTGCCGGTGTATGGCGGGAAGGAATTCGCATGTCCGCATTAAACCGATTCCACGAAACCGCCAACGATGCACTGGAGAAGATAAGCGCCAGCCTGCCGGCCGGGGCGAAAATCTGCCTGACCATCTACACCCCCGAAAAGCCTGAGCTCGACATCGTCCTTCAGGACAAGGGCCTGGACCTCAATGAAGTGGTTTCTACCCTGCGTCGGCGCGGCCTAAGCATCGACGGCGACAACACCTACAAGTGCGAACTGCTGGATTCGGTTGTCGGGGCCATGGCCTACGGTGCGCAGAACATCAACCCACCACCTGCCGGACACTGGGGCCAGCGCTTCTGGGATATTGGTCGTGAAGAGCGAGCACTGACCGAAGAACTAGTCGTGGTGCTCCAAGGGGTTCAGAGGCGCTGCGAAGAAACTGGCTATGTCGAATTCGATGGCTAATACCTGAAAGTCGTCCGAGCTGCCACCGCTAAGGCCGCCAAATAAACACCTTCTGCCGCCACGCGCGGCATGGAGCATCATCATGGAAACCGAAATCCTTTCGGACGAAGAGCTGGCGGATCTCACCGGCTACAAGGCCCGGGCGTACCAACGCCGCTGGCTGGTTGATCGCCAGTGGGTGTTCGTGGAAAGCCGCGGCAAGCGTCCGCTTGTTGGCCGTATGTACGCCCGCATGAAGTTGGGGATGATCTCCCCTGCCATCGCTGACCCAAACCCGCTCCCGACGCGTCCGGCCTGGACGCCAGACTTCTCCAGAGTGAAATGATATGCGGCCCCGCAAGACAGAGAATAGGGATTTGCCGCCAGGAATGGTGCGGCGTAAACGCCCCCGCAAGAACGGGACTGTTTGGGTGGGGTACTACTACCGGGACGCGAACGGCAAGGAGCTGTCGCTTGGCGGGGACCTCGACAAGGCAAGGTTGAAATGGGCTGAACTGGAAGCCAAGGCCAAGCCAGCCGACCTGAAGATCATGAAGGGGATTTTTGACAGATACGCGCGGGACATTATCCCGAAGAAGGCGCCACGCACCCAGAAGGACAATAAAGCTGAACTCAAGTATCTGCGGGACGGGTTTGATGGCGCACCAATTGACGCAATCACCCCGTCCATGGTTGCGCAATACCGGGATGCAAGGACGGCCAAGACCAGGGCGAACAGGGAAATTGCCCTCCTGTCCCATGTGTTCAACATGGCGCGTGAATGGGGTTTCACCGACCGGGAGAACCCGTGCGCAGGCGTTCGGAAAAACAAGGAAAAGGTCCGAGACTACTACGCCAACGATATGGTCTGGGCGGCCGTGTATGGACAAGCTCCGCAGGAGCTGAGGGATGCGATGGACTTGGCCTATTTGACGGGACAGCGCCCGGCTGACGTTATCGCAATGACGCGCGGGGACATCGAAGGGGATTACTTGACTGTACAGCAAGGAAAAACCAGTAAACGTCTTCGAATCCAGATGCAGGCCGGTGGCGTTAAAAACAGCCTAGGCCTCCTCATAGAGGAAATCATGGAAAGGAACAATAAGCACAGCACGCCGCATTTCATCCTCAGCAAGTCGGGGATGCGAGTTTCTCAGCAGATGCTGCGTAATAGATGGGATGACGCTCGGGAAGCGGCACGATCATTGGCCATCAGAGAGGGCCGGACTGATGACGCAGAGAAGATCCGCCAATTCCAGTTCAAAGATATCCGACCCAAAGCAGCCTCAGAAATCACCGACATTGCGGACGCGAGCCTCCTGCTGGGCCACTCTGAACAAGAGATCACCAAGCGCGTTTATCGTCGTATAGGGGCGATCGCACAACCGTCAAAATGA